AACGATGGGCTCGTATTTTACGCAAATAAACCGGCCTGCCAAAATCCCATTGCGTTTGATTTGCCGAGTTCGTGGAAAACCCCCTTCGAATCTAGTATGACTGTATGGACCTGCCGATGACTCAGCCACTGAGAATCTACCGACTAGAAATCAAGGACACCGAGACCCTCATTGTGGAGAGGCCCGAGTGGGGGCCAAGGGGGCTGGTGGGCAGAGTCTCCATCGAGGAAGTGAAGCCCACCGACCACGGCTACACCCACCGCGAGGAGTATTTCTTGGGTTCTATCTCGCTGACCAGCCCCCAGGACCGCCTGACGCTGTTCAACCTGCTGTCGCAGATGTGGGGATTGAAGAACGAGGATACTGTGTACGAGCCGGCCGGCGATGGGTCGGAGCCTGATGGGCCGGAGCCGCCGCCCGAACCGGTGACCAAGCAATCAGTCCTCTGGCAGGTGGGGAAGTTCTTCGCGGACATCATCGAGGCGGAGAACAACCGCAATATCGTCGTGAACCTCGCCGACATCCGTCCGCAGCCCCAGGAGAAGCTGACCATCGACCTGGGTGGGATGACCATCCTCACCAACCACCCGACCACACTCTTTGGCGATGGCGAGTCGTGCAAGAGCATCATCGCCCTGAACCTGGTCGGGGAGATGGCCCTCCGTGGACTCCGCCCCCTGATGCTCGACTACGAGCTGGGCGCGCAGGACCACGTCAACCGCCTGTCGAGGATGTTCCGCGAGATGCCACGGGTCGCCTACATGCGGTGTACGAGCCCCCTGGTCGAGATGGTGAGCAAGATTCGGGAGGTTGTGGAGGACTACGATATCAACTACCTGCTGGTGGACTCGGTGGCCGCCGCGTGTGGCTCCGAGGCTGAGAGGTCCGAATCCGCCAACGCCTACTACTCCGCCCTTCTCGATATCGGGGTGCCGGGGCATATGAGTATCGCCCACCGGTCCAAGGCCAGTTACGACAAGCCGGGGGAGGAGAAGCCCTTCGGGTCGTCCTTCTGGCACAACTGGGCTAGGGAGACCTACCTGGTCACCCAGGACAAGGACCAGAACGGGTCGAAGTACCGGAGGGTTACCCTGGCCTGCAGGAAAGCCAATCTCAGGAACTGGCCCCCAATGGTCGAGGTCAACATCCGGTTTGAACCCTCCCGTTACGACCTAGTGTGGAAGAAGGCGGCGTCGGCCCAGGTCCAGGAGGCACTGGATTCAAGCCAGGAGAAGGCCCTGCAAGCGTTGAAGGACCTTGGACCCCTGACCTACGATGCCTGGCTCGCTGTGTCCCAGATGCCTTCTGGGGAGTTTTCGGGGGCTATGCAGGCATTGCGTACGAGGGGAGCTGTAGTCCGCGACCCCGAGGATGATGGACAGTGGATGGCGCGGTAAATCCTTATGAGTCCCTTACCAGGGGAGGAGGGTGCTCACTTTGTGTGTGTATACACAAGTAGAGCACCCTCCCCCTCCCCCCGATTTTGGGCACTTGTAATTGATTGTAATCGGCCCTCGGTGGCCTGGGGTTTGCAAGTAACCCCGGCTGGAGGCGACATGGCAGGAGCGAGAGGGTTTGCGAAACACCTGGAGCTGGACTTGACCAACCTTCCCGACGATGGGCGGGGGAACATGGTCATCACGCCCAACACCGAGACCCGGTTCTGGTCGTCCTACCAGGAGGCCATCTTTGAGTGGTTTGCTCACGGGAAGGGACATCTTGTTGTCGATGCGGTGGCCGGCAGTGGCAAGACGACTACCATCATCGAGGGTATCAACCACGCGTGGGAGGACGATGTCCTACTGACCGCCTTCACCAAGGACATCGCGGAGGTCCTGAACCAACGCCTCGCCGGCAAACCCGGGGCGCAGGCCAAGACTCTGCATGGCGTGGGGATGCGGTACATCGGCAGGCAGTATCGCGGCATCCCCATCAACAACAAGGACCGCGCCCGCTGGCTGGTCGACCAGGTGGGAGGGAGGAAGCTGCCCTTCCAGGTCATGCGGGAGGTGGCGAACCTCCACACCAAGGCCCGGGAGGTCTCCCCCCTGGAGATGAGCCAGGAGATTATGCTGGCCATCATGGAGAAGTACGGGTTTGGGCTGGACGATAACTGGGGGCCGAGTGACGATGAACTTGCCGCCCTCGCCATCAAGGCGTATCGGTTCGCCGCCGACAACCCTCCCGACCGCCGGGTAGGGGTGGACTTCGCGGACATGATTTTCCTCCCCCTCCAGCAAGGGCTGTTGACTCCGGACTACCCGCTCATCGTGGTCGACGAGACTCAGGATATGAACAAGGGACAACTGGAGATGGTGGTCCGGATTTCCGATGGCCGCATCTGCATCGTGGGGGACCCCTACCAATCCATCTATCTATTTCGAGGGGCGGAGACGGGCGGCATGACGCAGATGAAGGACCGGCTGCAAGCGCAGAAGCTGCCCCTGTCGGTGACCTATCGGTGCGGTCATGCCATTGTGGCGGAGGCCCAGAAGCTGGTTCCGCATATCGAGGCCGGCGAGAAGAACCCCGAGGGGACCATCATCCTGGACCCCGGCGGCAACTACCTGTTCGACAACGTGACGGCGGGAGACTTCATCCTGTCCCGCATCAACGCGCCCCTGGTGAAGCTGTGTCTCCAGCTGCTGGCCGCTGGCAAGCGCGCCCGCATCAAAGGCCGGGACATCTCCAAGCAGATTCTGAAAATCCTCAAACGTATCAAGGCCGACAAGTCCTGGTCCCTCGCCTACCTGGAGGAGAAGGTCCGGGAGTACGAGGTCGAGCACACCACCCGGCTGGCGAGTAATGGCGACCCCGAGGGGGCTGACCGGGTGCGGGACAACTGTGCGGTCCTCTTTTTCATCGCGGAGGACAGCCGGGACATGTCCCAGTTCTACGACAAATGCAGCTATCTCTTTGTCAAGGATGTGGATGTGTCGGAGTACATCATGCTGTCGTCGGTCCATAAGGCCAAGGGGCTAGAGGCCGACACCGTGTACGTCCTCGCGGACACCCTGTACCGATTCGGCTACAGCGAGGAGGAGCGCAACATCCACTACGTCGCCATCACCCGAGCCAAGTATACCCTCTACCTTGTGGATGGGTTGGGGCTCACCCCCAAGCAGAAGGAGGCGAAGGCAAAACGCCTGGAACAGGAGGCCGCTGGCATCTAGCTTGCAGAACTGTTGGTGTACACGTTTTCACTCTTTTTCAAGGAGCGACACATGGCAGGTTCACGTCCGAGTCAGTTTCGTAAGGGTGGCGGGTTTCTTCACGGCACAGACCTCGTCATTCGGGACATCGTCTTCACGGACGTGCTCCCCAATGGTCAGCCGTTCGTGCCGGGAAAGGACCCCAAGGACCCGAAGAAGGACAAGTTCCACAGCTTGTTCGCGCGGTTGACGGTTCGGGTGGATGGGGCGGACGCCGATGTCTCGACCTCACTGTTCGTCGGGAACGCCGATGACTACGCCATCACGGACAACGGCCACACCATCGAGGGTCCGGACCTGGGCGTCTCAGCGTTGACGAAGTTCATCGGCAGCTTGGTGACAGCCGGGTTCCCGGACACCAATCTCCCGGAGGACAAAATCAACTTCACGTCGGTCATCGGTGCGAGGGTTCGCACCATCCAGCAGACCGACGCCGAGCGCACGAAGAAAATCGGCAAGCGCAAGGGCAAGGACGGTCGTGAGTACGACCAAAAGGACCTTCTCGTCGACCAGTTCTACGGGATGGTGGGTGGGGCGCAAGTCCCTGCCGGTTCCTCGACAGCTGCTGCTTCCTCGGCCGCGCCAGCGGCTCCCGCCGGCAATGTGGGTGACGCCGCCGCCACCCTCCTCATGGATATCCTCGCCAAGGCCAAGGACAACAAGATTGCCAAGGCTAAGTTGAATTCTGCCATCGTGGGTGCCACGGTGGGGAATCCGCAGCGCGAGGCGCTCCGCAAGTATCTGCTGGAGGACGCGAACCTCCAGGCCATCGAGGGCGTCACCTTCGACGGCACCACCATCAGCCTGTAGGCACAGGCAGGGACGGAGGGGGCGACCTCTCCGTCCCATCCTTAGGGAGGCACTATGGGCGGGATTCAGATTGTGATTCAGTTTGACCCGGCGGCAGGGATGAAGGTCCAGGGGCCGCTGGAGAACCCGGTGGTGATGTTGGGGCTGCTGGAGTTGGCGAAGGTGACGTGCATCAAGAATATGGAGACTGCGCAGAATCGGGTGCAGCTCGCGCCGCCTGGGACGATTGTGCCGAAGGTCGAGTAGTGATTGTCACGCCCGTCCTCGACCACGGTCTGGAGTTTTTCACCAATGTCCCGGGATACGTCCGTTCGGCCGGCGTGCACATGTCGGACCTCTATGGGGCGTACTACCGGGAGCTGGACCCTAAGAGATACGACAAGGACCCGGAGACCTCGAATCCGCTGGTGCCGGAGTTAGGCACCGCATGGGAGGCGCTCCTCAAGATTCGGCTGAAGAAGGCGTTCCCGCAGTGGGACATGGAACCCGGCGAGTTTGTCGAGCCACAGTATGGGATTGCCTACTCGCCAGATGTCACCATCTACAACGGGTCCACGAAACTTGGGGAAATCAAGCTGACCTTCATGTCGTGCCGGGAGTGGCCGAAGGAGAGGACCAATCAGTTCCCGCCGGCCGCCGACAAGTATCTGTCGCAGATGAAGCTGTACTGCTATTGCTTGGGCGTGAATGAAGCCGTCCTCATGGCCCTGTTCGTCAATGGGGCCGGGTCCTTCAAAGACCGGCTGGGGCCGGAGTTCCGAATGTGGAACATCGAGTTCACGGCACGGGAGTTGCGAGAAGAGTGGGAGACCATGACGGGTTTCGCAAAGGCGAGGAGATTGATTGTATGAAAAGAAGCTACAAGCGTGTGTCGCTCATCACGGCGGACCCGGTGCCCCCGACGGACGTGACCCTGACAATGCCAAGGGACGTGGCGTTGAAGTTACGGGTACTGTTGGGGGCTGTTGCCATCGACCACGATGGAACGCTGTCAGGTAATATCAGCTATTTCGAATACGCAGCTGCAGGTCCTGTTCGGGAGCAACGAAACGCCTTAGGGGAAATCTTCAGCGTTCTGGATGCTGAATTCGAGCGAGAGGTTCACTAATGGCGACCACCAATCCGTTGGCTGCTGCGTTCAAGAAAGCCGACACCCGGGAGAAGTACCGGTTGTTCGGACTTTCTGCCGGTGAGCCGGGAAGTCGGAAGACTTCCTTCTGGCTGGAAGCGCCTGGCCCGATTGCCGTGTTCAGTCTCGACCAAGGACTGGAAGGTGTGGTCTCCCGTCAGCTGCGCGAGACCCCCGACAAGGAAATCTGGGTCAAGGAGTACGAGTGGGCACCACGCAAGGATGTCGACCTGCAGGAGAAGGCGATTGAGACGCGCGACCAGTTTGAGGCTGACGTAAAGTTGGCCCTCCTCCACGCGCGCACCCTGATTTTCGACAAGGAAGGCGATTTCTGGAGCCTCTTTCGGTATGCCGAATTCGGCCCCGAGCAGAACGACGCGCCCCGCAACTACCCCGCCCTGAACCAGCGATATCGGGAGTTTGTCAACGCTGCCAAGTCGACCGACCACAATGTTGGATTCATCGACGGCATGAAGGACGAGTGGGGGACGAAGGTGAATGAGCGCACTGGGGCGCGCGGGGCTGCGTCGACTGGTAAGCGCATCCGCAGTGGGTTCGGGGACCTGCCGGGACTTGTCCACATTGAACTCTATCATTCGGGACTCGGCCCCGTGGGGGAGAATCCTGACCCGTCGAGGGATTGGAACATCCATATCGGGAAGGCCCGAGGCCCCGAGGGTTGGAAGTACGCCGGCATGGACATCGGGAACATGACCTTCTCGGAGGTCGGGATGTTGATTTTCCCGGACTCTGAGGAAGGGGATTGGCTGTGAAGGGCGCAGAACATATCCGTCATACCAAGCGGGAGTGGAGACAACTGAAGCGGCGGCAGTTGAGGGAGATTCGGAAGGCAGTAGATGCCTTTCGATTGGGTTGTGCATATGTCCCTGGCTACCGCGACAAGGAACTTATCCTCGCATACCATGCCGGCATGGAGGGTTTGGAAGCGCACTTGGCTTTCATTGAAAACCAAGCGAGCAGCAAGAACTGGGGGCACTGATGCCGCGCTACGATTTCAAATGCGAGGTCTGTGGCAAGGTCGAGGAGTACACCCTGCCGATTTACATGGGACCCGAGGAAGTCAAAACCCTGTGGCCCAAACATTGCAACGAGCTGATGGACAAACAGTGGGGCGCACCGCGCTTCAAGATTGAGGGCTACTCGGCCCAGAATGGATATTCCAATGGCCAGGAATGAGAAACAGCGTACGATTCTCAAGTTAATAGAGGACTCTCCCTCAGGGATAGCCTCTTGGGGATTGCATCTGCGAACAGAGTATCCCCTTCCATCCATTCGACGGATTATCGGAGAGCTGCGCCGCCAGGGGTGGAAAATCGAACATCGCAAGGTGAACGGCTATTACTACCCCCGCTACATCATGGTCCGGTAGGATGATTCTCGTTGATGACCGCACGGGTAGTAAGGACCTCGCTCCGGAGCTGCAGGCCCTAGGGTTCCAGGTCGAGGTCCTGCGGATGGAGTTTGGCGACATCGCGTGGACCGGGAGGGGTGAGAAGGGGACGAACGTCCAGGTCGGGCTGGAGTTGAAAAAACTCCCTGACCTTCTCACATCCCTCCGCGACAACCGACTAGGGAATCACCAGATTCCGGGGATGCTGAAGAAGCCGGATGGGGCCTACGACTACGGGTGGCTGATAGTCGAGGGCAAGTGGCGGAAAGGCCCTCTCGGTGAAGTGCAGGCTCCCAAGTATGCCGGCGCGAAAGAGTGGAAGGATGTACCGGGGTCGTGGAAAGTGGCCGAGATGAGGAAGCGGCTGTGGACCCTGGAGATGACGTGGGGGGTTCATGTGGAGTTCTGCCAGGACCGTACGGCCACCCTCGACTTCCTCTCGAATCTCTACCACTGGTGGACGGACGTGGCCCTGGACGAACACAAGTCCCAGTTGGCAGAGCACAACCCCATGAGTTGGCTGAAGATTTCGGACTTCCGTGAGGTTGTCAGGAGGTTCCCGGAGATTGGTCTGAAGGCGTCCCTCGGGGTCGAGCAGTATTTCGGTGGCTCCCTCAGGGCTGCTGTGAACGCCGATGTCAAGGATTGGGCGGCCGTCCCGGTGCCTCTCGCGGGAGGGAAGGTTAAGAGGCTGGGCCACATCGTGGCGGAACGGGTGGTGAAGTTCTGCAGGGGGGAGAAATGAAGCACAAGTGGCTTGCCTTCAGTGGTCCTCAGCGCAAACACTACTTTTACTGTTTTCGCTGTAACTATGTCTCTCCTGGTCACCAATATGTGAGTGGTGGCCTCGACCAACTGTGGTCCTATATTTGCATACGATTCCACCTGTGGTGGAAACACAGTGATTGAACGGGCGACCATCGACTTCGAGACCCGTTCCGCCATCTCCATCAAGACGGCAGGAGCCTACCGCTATTCCGAGGACCCCTCGACGGAGGTCCTCTGTATGGCGTTTCGCCTTCCCCACTACGAGGATGATTATGTCGACCTTTGGCACCCTGCGTACCCGCATCTTGGAATTGCTGAGGCGGAGACCCGCCCCCTCGCCGCTCTTTTTGAATGGGTCTCTCAGGGCGGCATGGTGGAGGCTCATAACGCCCAGTTCGAGCGAGCGATATGGCGGAATGTCTGTGGACCAAGGCTTGGGTGGCCCCGAATATCCTCTCGTCAGTGGATGTGCTCAGCCGCCAAGGCAGCGGCCCATGCTCTACCTCGCGGGCTCGATGACACACTTGCCGCACTTAGACTCGATATACGAAAACTCGAAACATCCGTCATCGCCGCAGGTCCTCGTGGAACCAAGCGAGTCAAGATTGTCCAGAAAGTTTCCAAACCCCGGAAGCCTCGCAAGGCTGAACGAGAGCGATGGGCTCGGACCCACTCAACGCCGGTGCCTATGCCCACCCTCTGGTGGGAAAGCCGGGAACTCTTCGAAACGCTCTGGGCGTATTGCAAGCAGGACGTGCTCGCAGAATTCCTCCTCAGTGAGACGCTCCCCGACCTCTCGGACTACGAACAGGAGGTCTACTGGGCGGACCAGGAGGCGAACGAGCGGGGGTTTCTCCTCGACAGGGATGGCGTGGACGCCGCCCTTGCGCTCATCAGTGAGGAGAATCGCATCCTTCTCGAAGAATTCCAAACGCTCACGCAGGGGCAAATAGAGTCGCCCCGGCAGCGTGCCAAGTTGATGACGTGGTTGGGCGAGCAGGGGCTGGTCATCGCCAACACCCGTAAGGACACTGTCGACGACATCCTAGAAGGAAAATACTATGCCTCCGGAGACCTTAACCAATCGGTGTTCCGCGTGCTCGAAATCCTTCGACAACTTGGCGCTTCCTCCACCGCCAAGTACGAATCCATGTCTGCGCAGATGTGCGTCGATAGCCGAGTGCGCGGAGGAATGCTTTATCATGGAGCGACTACGGGCCGGTGGTCCGGAGCGGGTGTTCAACCTCATAACTTTCCGAAAGGGGTCGTAGACCGCTGTCATGAACCTACAAAAAATCATCCCGACTGGTTGGGGATGGAAACATCCTGGGACGTGGTTAAAACTGCGGCTTCGCGCGAGGATTTACAAGATATCTTCGCGGCCCCCACAATGCCTGTGCTCTCGTCCATCCTTCGGGGTGCGATTGTTGCTCCTCCCGGGCGGCAGCTCTATATCGCTGATTACGCGGGCATCGAAGCGAGGGTTCTCCTGTGGCTGGCTGAGGACGAGGAAGCACTGGGAGTGTTTCATCGGGGGGAAGATATCTACTGTGTGATGGCGGAGGCGATTTATGGCTACCCCTGCAACAAGACGGACCACCCTACTGAACGAGGCATTGGGAAAATCGCGGTACTTGGGCTGGGATATCAGATGGGCTGGTCTAGGTTCATCGACACGGCTGCACTGGGCGGGGTCACCCTCACGGAAGACTTTAGCCGACGAGTTGTCGATGCATATCGTGCGAAATTTCATCGAGTCAAGTCGATGTGGTACGACCAGGAACGAGTTGCCATCCAAGCGACAGTGGATGAAGGCTGCGATTACGGGTGCGGTAAGATGGTCTGGGAGCGGGTCCAGAACGCCCAGAAGGGCACAGATTTTCTCTATTGCCATCTGCCTTCCGGAAGACGGCTGGCCTATCCTAATCCACAAGTGAGGTTGATGCCCACGTCGTGGGGCGACATGAAGGAAGCCCTCACCTTCATGGGCATCGACACCTACACACGGCAATGGAGGCGGCAGCAGACGTATGGGGGCTCGCTGGTGGAGAACCAGACTCAGGCAGTCGCCAGGGACTTCATGGCCGACGCCTTCCTCACCCTGTCGAAATCCCCAGTGTACGATGTCACGATGACTGTCCACGATGAAATTGTCTCCGAGGCACACCCTTTGCAAGGGAACATCCGAGAGTTTGAGCACATCCTGACCACCCTGCCTGACTGGGGCGAAGGATGCCCGATTGCGGCAGAGGGGTTCACGGGGAAGAGGTATAGAAAATGAGTACACTAAGCACCACGGTTGAGACGACGGTCACTGAGGAAGTGAAGCTGACGCCCAAGCAGCGGGCGGAACTCCGCGCCGGCCTGAAGGAATACGAACGCATCCAGGAGCAGATTCACCTTCTGGAGAAGCAGAAAAAAGAGACCGTCTCGGAGATACGGAAAATTCGGGAATCCCTGGGGGTAGACTCTATCCTGTTCGAGGGGTTCAGGAGTACGAACGTCGCCGGGGTTCAGAAGTCCTACGATAAGAAGAAGGCCCTCAAGGATGGGGTCAACCTGGACGACTACCTGGTGTACAAGCCGAAGAAGGCGTACGAGAAGATATCCATCCCCGGTGAGACTCCAAACGAGGACAGTGAGTAGCCCTCCACTGAGGACAGCCTTCCGCTGTACAATAGTGGTACGCAATTTGCATCCCTCTTTCTAGGAGTCTCCCTACATGGCCATTGGAAAAACCCCTTGCCCTGGTTGCGGTGGTCCACTGCACAGGGGTAGTCCCCGGTGCAAGAACTGCACGTTTGTCAAAACCGCTCCGGCCAAGGAGATGCCGGCCCTCACCCCTGACCAGACCCTCGCCTACAAGCGGGACCTGGCCAAGGCGGCGGTGGCCCACGCCGAGACCAAGCTGCAGCTGAAGGCGGCCCTCCAGCAACTGGAACAACGGGACAACGACCTCGCGGCCCTCATCGACCTCAAGGCCCGGGTGGAGTCGTATGATATCAAGCCCATTGAAAAAGGCGGGGGCTCGAATGAAGGAACGCTTGTCGTTTTGGCGAGCGATTGGCACGCTGAAGAGAAAGTGGTCAAGGCCCAGGTATCAGGGCTGAACGAGTTCAATCTGGAGATTGCCCATGCGCGTGCAACTCGATTTTTCCAAGCTACACTCCGGCTTACACGTCTCCTACAGGCGGAGCTACGGATTCCAAACATGGTCCTGGCACTGCTTGGTGACTTTATCACCGGTCAGATTCATGGTGCTGAGAACGCAGAATCGAACCTCCTACTGCCTAACGATGCGATTGTCTTCGCTAAGGGATTACTGGTATCGGGCATTCATTTTCTGCTCAACCATACCTCTCTCAATCTGGTACTCCCTTGTCACTCTGGCAACCACGCCCGTACAACTCACACTACTCGGTTCGCTAGTGAGAATGGTCACTCGCTGGAATTTCTGATGTACTCGATTCTGGAGGCGGAGTTCAAGAACGAGCCTCGACTGAAGTTTCAGGTAGCCGAGGGGCCGCACTCCTACCTCCAGGTGTATGATGTCCTGCATCGCTTCCAACATGGCCACATGGTGAAGTATAACGGGGGCGTGGGCGGGCTCACCATCCCGGCCAACAAGGCGATTGCGCAGTGGGACCTTGCGCGGAAGGCCGACCTCGACTGTTTTGGACATTTCCATACGCGCGTGAACGGGCCGAAGTTCACGGCCAACGGCTCGCTGATTGGCTACAACAACTTCGCCCTGAGCATCAAGGCGGGGTTTGAGAAACCCCAGCAGGAGATGTTCCTCATCGACAAGAAGCGGGGGAAGACGTGCAACTGGCCCATCCTGCTCGAATAGCGGTGTGCGCGCTCCTCGCGGTTGCTGCAGGGAAGGAACCGGCGGTGAAAATCCGTCTCTACCGCCAGGTGATGATGGCCAACGACTGGAACGACCTCACCTGTAGTGTGAGGCGGGACCCGGCCAACCGCCTACTCCAGTACGGCATCATGAACTATATGGAGCGGTCGGAGCGGGACCTAGATGGGGAGAAGGCTCCGGTGACCCACATGTTCCACTACACGCACATTCCGTGTGGGGCGGGGCCGGCGTACTGCATGGTGATACGGGCCGACAATTCCGAAGACCACGTAGAGCAGTCGTTAGAGATTGCAGGATGTGACCAGTGAATATTTTCGTGCCGTTCACGGCGCTCCGAGCGGAGACGTGGGATGCAGTGTGGCCGATGTATGGGGCAACCCTAGTGCCGCTCCTCGATTCCAAGGCGTACAGTCGGTATTTCATGCGTCGATGGGAAGAGACCAAGACCTTCATCAACATCGAGCATGACGTGGTGCCGACACTGGCGCAGCTGCAGGAGCTGTGGAATTGCCCCCATCCGTGGTGCGCGTGTGGATACACCGGTGAGTGTGTGACGCCGTACCTGGGCTGCGCGAAAATCTCGACCGAATTCATCCTCACTCACCCCGATATGTGGGTCGAGCGCGAGTGGGGCAACCTCGACGTATACATGGCTGACCGTGCGAAACTACCCTTCCACCTTCATCCCGCAGTGAGGCATGTGAAATGAGAAACCTGTTCAAGATTCTGGCTTGTACGTTATTCCTGAACATTGCGTGCGGGCTACCGATTCCACCGCCCAACCCCAACCCGCAGCCGCCGCCAAGCTGCTCGACGGACCCCTCGCTCTGCCCCGACCCACAGAGAACCATCGCCACGATTGTGTTGGACAACTCGTCCAACCAGCCGGTGGTCGGAGCGGTGTGCGATATCCTCAACAACAAGCCACCCTCACCGATTGCTGGGGTGACCTCGGATACGGGGTATGTTGCCTGGAATGGCGTGTTTGCCTCCGTTAGGCAAACGAACATCAGCTGCACAGCGGAGGGGTATAACGACCTCTCCCTCCCGGTGACCATCCCGGTGGAGACGAACTATCAGTTCCCGCCTATTTACATGGTCCCCGTGGTGCCGCCGATTCCTCCGCCCCCAACCCGCGACCAGGCCCTCCGCTTCAACATGACCGCGCAGGGGTTGATGGTCCACACGTCGCAGTTCGGGGACCTGCACTGGTGGGACGCTGCCCTCAGCTGGCTGAACGCCCAGGACCGGCAGGCTGTGTATGCCGCCAAGCACGCAGCGGGAGATACGCACGTCATCATCGAGTTGCCGGATGGGCTGCCCCTCTATGACGAGTGCTGCAACGACTACTCACCCGACCGATTCCCGGCACTGGACTGGAGCCAAGGTGAGACCTCGTATCGTAACTCCCCGCTGGCCGACCTTGTCGCAGAGGTCCGCCGCGCCGGCCTGATTCCGGCCATCTTCCCCGACGAACGCTACGAGCACTCGCTGACCAACACCCTGCTGGCGATTGATGCGCTCCAGCATTCGAAGTACGGGGACCTGACCCCACAGATTGCCTTCTTCTCCACGGGTTGGGATGGGGTCTTCTATGGCTGGCCCGACAGCGTGTCCAACCCGGTCATCAGCGACTGGGCAGTGAGCGTCAGGAACGTCTGCCCCGCCTGCCGCCTCGGCATCGAGTTCAACAGCGGCCACATCCCTCTCGGTGAAGGTGGCGGCGACTACCAGCCCGGTGGCCGGATGAACGGGTTCGACATCATCCTGGCGGAGTATGATTCGACCCTCTCGAACGACAACTTCTGGCAGATTACCGGGAGGATGGTTCCCGACTGGGTCTCGCCGCCCGACAAGCCGGCGGGAGATGACACGCAGATTGGCACCGGCCCCAACCGCCAGTGGCCGCCCTTCTACCTGCTGCCTCAGTCACCGCGTGGCCCCTACTACTACTCCTGCTTCGAATGGCGGATGTATGATTGGGTCCGGGGCAACGCGACCTCTCAGGATATCGCCAATCAGCGGCAGTACGCTCGCAACGCCGGCTGCTATATCACGGGCTGACATGAAGCCCATCGTCTTCGAGGTTCCCACGATTATCTGTGTGGATGAGGAGGGGACCATCCGCCCCGTCCACACAGAGCACTTCCCCCTGGAGCTGGAGGAGTATAGATCAGCGGTCACTGGCTCCTCTCCCACCGGTGGAAGAAGGTCGAGCCGGCCCACGGCGTGTGGATACGCGAACACGGGATGTTTGGGTCGAATGAACGCCGTATCGAGGTTCCCGAGCGGGTGGTGTGGTCCCCGTGTCCCCTGTACACCAAGTAGGAGGCCCGCGTGGGAGACGCATTTGCCTGGATAGGCCAGATTGTCGAATGGTTCGGGATGTTCATCCCGAGGAGAATAATCCTTGACACCACGGAAGGCGCGGTCAAGTACGTCCGAGGCTATCGTGTGGTCGTTCTGGGGGCAGGTTTCCACTGGTACTGGCCGCTCACCACAACTCTCGTTCAGTATCCAGTCTCCGAGCAGACCGACCGTCTCGAATCCCAAGTCATGGAGTCTGCAGACGGAAAAACCTTTCTCGTTTCTGGTACGTTTACATATCGTGTGGTCAATCTGGAGAAACTTGTCCCAACTACGCATTCTCCGGCGACCATGACCATCGACATCGCCAACCTGGCCATCCACGATGTCCTCTGTGAGTACAATTGGGATGACATCCAAAGGCTACAGCGGCGGGACCTGCTGAAAACGCAGCTGCGCAATCAGGCACAGAAATTGCTTCTTGATAAGGGTATAGAGGTCATCCGGCTGAAGCTGAACAGTTTGGCTAGATGCAGGGTGCTGAAGATTTCACAGTCCACTAGCTCGGAGGAAAACTAATGCAGGAATTCTCCACTGGCGCAACCCGCAACATCGACACCAACAAGTTCGATTACGAGGGGTTTATCTGTCCGGAAGTCCTCCATGCGTTCGGTGAGTACATGCACGAACACCGCCGGCAGAAGGATGGGTCCATCCGGGATTCCGACAACTGGCAGAAGGGCATCCCGCTGAGGACGTATATCAAGTCCCTCGTTCGCCACGTCATCGACCTGTGGAGGATGGAGCGGGGGTTCGCGGTGACCAACCCGGACACCGGCCTGCCGCACACCAAAATCGAGCTGTGCGCCGCCATCATGTTCAACGTGATGGGGTATGCGAAAGAGACGCTGCAACCTTCAGCTATCAATCAAAGCAATCAGCGTGAAGAAAAGGTCGCCCTCGTCAAGAAACTCATAGAGAACGCAAAGGTTGCGATGGACGTAGAGCACGACAAGGCGATGCAGAAGGTCGAAGAGAAATTTCTCGAAGACCGAGCAGTGGCAGGTCTGAAGAAGGCCCAGCAGGTCCGCGAAGACCTCGACACCGCCGCCCGGGACCTCGGAGAGAAGATGGTTGGAGCATCCCTCGCCTCCGCTCGTCAGGGCATGAAGCTGTGAGACCGACACACGGAAAATGTCCCATTTGCGACCAAAAGTTTGCCTTCAAGATTCGTGTCCAAGGCGGCGGCAAACGACCTATCTACTGCTCCGCCAAATGTCGGTCGAAGGATTGGGCGCGTAATCATCCGGCCAGCAGGAAGGCATCGGTCGTACGATATGACGAAGGGCATCGACAGGAAAAAAGACTTCGTCAACGTAAAGCCCGATTTCAAAGATATGGGTGGACGGACGTTCAGTTTGAACACCAACTTCGCCGGCAAGCAGGGGTATGTTACGGGTGTCTCGCGCCTCTAACAGAAGAGACCGCTCACATTGACCACGACCATACAGAGGGGCATGTTCGGGGGCTTCTATGCGGTCGATGCAACTACACATTGGGCCACGCCCACGATAACCCTACTACGTTGCGTCGGCTCATGGCCTATCTCGACCATAAGCGTACTCGATTAAATGTGTATCTTATCGGGGCGCTGAAAAATGAACGCATCCCCACTATCGGCAATACCCTTCGGGACCGTAACTTTGATGTGATGGATGAGTGGTATACCCCAGGTCCGCTCGCGGATGAGAATTGGCAAGCTTACGAGCGCCTTCGAAAACGGTCCTACCACGAAGCTCTTCGAGGACGAGCAGCAACAAACATCTTCTTGTTCGACCGTTCGTATCTCGACCACTGCGATGCTGCGGTTTTAGTGATGCCGGCGGGAAAGTCTGCCATGATAGAACTGGGATACGCGAAGGGTCGAGGAAAGACTACGTACATCCTTCTCGATGGAAAAGACCCCGACCGATATGACATCATGCCGGGGTTTGCCGATAAAATCGTCAGTACGGTTTCCGAATTAGAAGTCGAACTTGTATCCCTTCGTGATGAAGTATTGAGGTATCTATGAGCATTCGAGGACTGCGAATCGGCGTTGATGTCGACGGCGTCCTGGCGGATTTCAACCAAGCCTACGTGCGACGAACCATCTCGGTGACCGGCAAGGACCTCTTTCCTGGGAAGTACGGCGAGTTCGAGATTACCACTTGGAACTACCCCGAGTCTTACGGCTACACGCACGCAGAGGTCTCGGCCGTGTGGCGTGATATCAAGGCTGATGGCTACTTCTGGCAGGGGCTGGGGTATTACGATACCACGCACCGGGACATCCAGGAGCTGGCGTTCGCGCATCAGACCCACGGGGATGACGTGTATTTCATCACCGCACGTCCGGGTGTCCTGGCCAAACTGCAGACCGAGACCTGGCTGACCACTCGCAAGAAGATGGCGACTCACCAGTCCCTCCCAGCGACCGTTCTCATCTCCTCGAAGAAGGGGCTCGCGGCCCAGACGCTCGACCTCGATGTCTACGTGGATGACAGGTGGGAGAACTGCCTGGAGGTTGCGCAGACGAAGACGAAGACCTATCTCTTCAATCGCGGATGGAATCTGGAATACGATGCGGCCCAGTACGGCATCATTCGGGTGCAGTCGGTGGCAGACATGCTCCAGCTCGTCCAACAGCACGCCTACGAGTTCAAGAGGTAATTGTGGAAGACGAACAGTCTCTTCCGGTGAGGCTTCCTATTCGCAAGGACATCGTGGATGACGCGGTGGCGCGCATCCACCATCTCCTCCACAATCACCCCTGCAACCAAACCGAGGCGATGGCGGCGGCCTACCTGGTGGTGTCCCAGTTGAACGCCTGGGTGGTGAAACTCGCCCCGGAGCAGCGCCTGACTCTCATCGCAGCCATGTCCAAGCTGATGATGGAGCTGGCGGACCCCAGGGCGAATTAGCCTCTACTTGCCGGCCTTCGAGGGTGATGCGTGACCCGAGAAGAATCGCCCCATGCGGGTGCGGATGATGTCCGCGCCCACGCCAATCCCGACCGTCCCTGAGGCGCGCTGGACAATCATCACAACCTCGCCCGAGAGGTTGACGACGGGTCCGCCGCTCTGCCCACCTACGAAGGCACTGTCCAAGCTGATGAACGGCCCTCCGATTTCCGGAATCATCGTGTTGTCATCGCTGACGTGCGCCTGCCGATAAATCGGCCGCTCCAGCCCCATGCCGAAGCCGGCGGACATGACCTCGCTGCCGATGGCGGGGTTGGAAGGCGCGAGGACGAGCGCCGGCCGCGCCGGGTCGAGGTCCTTCGCTTCGATGACCAGGAGGTCCTTCTGGACATCACGCGAGACGACACGGGCGGGAACCCGGTCGGCCCAGATGACGCCGCTCTCTGATGGCTGGCAATGTTGGGCGGTCATGACGTAGTGCTTCGCTTGGTCAATGACGAACCCGGTGCAACTCCCCTCGTTGCCGACTTCGATGAACACAATCGACTTCTCGACTTGTGTCACGATGGCCGACCAATCGGTGGCCTGGAGGGAACTCGCCAAACAGATGACCAACGTGAGCAGCGCAGCAATCAGTGTCCTCATGACCGAATCTCCGAACGTGTTAGGGGTTACTTACTTGTGGCCGAGTGCCCACTCGACCAGTTTGTCGACTTGTGATTGGATGTGGTCGATTTTCGCTTGGTCCGCAGCGTGAGAGGTCTCCACCGCTGTGAGACGATGCTCAATCTGCTTGTCGTTGCTTGAGTACGCCGTCATCCCGGCAATCAGCAGGGAGGTCACCGCAATGATGATGGCGAGCGTCTCCCTTACATCCACCTGGAGTCGGGAGAAGCGTATGTTACCGAGGGTTCGTTCTGTCCGTTCTGACATATCTACTGCTCCGCGCCGCCGAGGTCACCTGACCTGTACAGACGATTACGCATCTCCCGTTCCTTGAGGAAATCTTCCGGAGAGATGCCTGGGTTGTTGAGGAGGATGTCCTCGTCGTTGGGAGAGAGATGGGGAAACATCTCGCTCCGGCCCTTGGTGGAACGAGACGCCGGCATCTCCGCACCCATCTTGTGCTTGGCCGAGCCCTTGGGCATCTCGCCCACGGAGGAGGGCTTGTCCTGGTTGTAGGCGGGGCCTTCCTCGGCTACCCCGAAGTCCTCCGGGACGTTCGTCTCCGCCATCATCTGCTCGTAGCTGCCGGCTTTTGGCGCAATCTGCTGGACGGGGCCCTGGAACCACTCGGGATTGTCGGCCTCCCCAAACACGCGGTCGCGGATTTCGGCGGGGACGCTGGCCGGGTCCATCGCGTGGGTGCCGAGGTCCTGGAACCTCGACCCCATGACGCGGGACTGCTCGCCGGCCGCGTACTCGTCGCGCGCTGCGGCTGCTGCGTCGGCGTCGGGGGAGATGGGCGCCGCCGGGGCTGCCTGCGCTGCCGCCGCATCCTCCGCCCTCTGCGCCGCCAACAACTTTTCTCTCACCGAGGGGCCCGGCGGACGATAACTCACCAGGCGTTTCTGACCGTTCGGGAGTTCCTTGTAGATGGGCTCGTAGCCCGCTTCGAGCTTGGCCGCGTGCTGGGCACCCGAGGGGGTCTGGAACGGCTTGGGAGCTTCCGCCGCTGCCGTCGCTTCCTCCATGACCGGCAACTCACCCGCTACCGCCTGCAATGCGCGTCCACCGATTTTGAATGTCGGTTTAACTGCCATCGAGATAGGGGCACGGATAGCTTTGCGACCAGCCGCAATGTTGTCCAATGATTGTTGGATGGACGGGGCCTTATCGGCGGCTGATTCGAGCATTCTCCCAGCGGTCGCAAGACCAGGCTTGGCCTTGTTCACCAGTCCAGGCAACGCCATCGCTACGCCAGCCTGGCCCGCGATATTGCCCATCGCTTGGCCAAACTCCTCCGGCTGTTCCATCGCCATCTTCGTCGCCTTGTCGAGGAGCGGCGCGAGCGGGTTGTCCTGACGCTCACCGAGGAACTTCTTGGCCTTGTCGAAAATCCCCGCCGCCTTGGACGGGTCCTTGGCAATAGAGAGGACTTCCTGAGTGCCGATGAGGCCGGCCTTCAAGAGGTCGACCACCATTGCGGGGATGGCCTGCACACCTTGAGCGACACCGGGGATGAATCCCTCGGCGGCTCCCTGGGCATGCTTACCAGCTTCCCCTGAATCCGAGTACGCCTTACCTCCCGGCATGAGCGCCTTCATGAACCCGCCCCACCAGGTGGAGGGCTCGTCGGCGGAGACAGGCTGCGCCCCCACGGAGCGGGCTTTGGCTTGACGAACCACCTCACGGATGGCCCCTTCGTCCTGCCCCTCGTCAATCATTTTCTGAATGACAGCACGCAGCTTGGGTGCTTGTTCGTCAGCCATTACTTTTTCACTCCGATACCGGCTTCGTTGAGGTAGTCTTCAGGGGTCTTGCTAGATTTGCCCTTCGGCCCCGTTTCCTCTTCATTGGATTCGAGCATGGTCGAGTGGAAAGTGTTCATCGCCCGCTCGATTTCCCGAGGATTGTTAGCATTGAGGATGTCCTCGCGGCCCTTGTTGATTTTCGAGACGAACTTGGTTTCCTCAGCACGAATAGCTACCGCCAACCGCCGAAGCAGCGCCCGCTGGTCGTCCGTGATGAGGAGAGCCTGCGAGGGGTCAGTATCCCAGTGCTGGAGTTTCGCCTTAAGGTTTTCCCAACCGCTGCGTGCACCCTCGACCTTGTTGATTTCGCCCTGAGTCATACGGAAGCCAGTGCCCATGCCCGAGATAGTCGCGCCGATGACGAGGGGCGCGATGATAGCATCGGCCTGGGGTGTCATCTGGTTGAGAGCCACACCCAGCGAGTTCAGTTTCTTGACGTGTTCACGAGTCGGCTCCTCAATTTTGTCGAGGACGCGAGTGGCCACGTCATAGGCGTGGATGCGCTGTTGTTCAGCCTTGTACTCGGCCGCACCATTATCCGCCTTGGGTGGAGGCTCGGTAGCGAAGTGGGAGCCCTTGGGAGCCGTCCCAATCTGCTCGACGGTTCCGGTACGCGGGTTCACACGCATTACGGGGACAGTGTCAGCTGCCACGCCAGCAATCTTGAATGCACCAGCCGGGAGGTTCGCACCCTTGGGTTCCAGCCGGGACATAGTCTGCGCCTTGAAGCGCGCTTCCTTCGCAGACCCCGGGTCCGTGGCTTCTATCGAGTCGGCGTACTCCAGCAATGCTTTCTTCTGCCGAGCAATCTCCTCATCCTGCGCAGAGCCGGCATACACCGAGGGCATCCCGCCGCCCAACTCCGGAGCCTTGATAGCCTGGGGTGCACCCTCCGTAGGCGCAGGCCCACCTTCCGGCGCAGTGGTCGGCTGCTCGACGTTCGTCTCTCCCTCCGCCGCGAGCGCAGCAGGGACGGGCGGCGGCTGCATCTCCGGCGCTTTCAACTTCAACGGGATATGATGACGCTGCGTACGCGCGTTGAGTTCGCCCGAAACGATGTCGCCAGGAGCCATATTGGCGACTTCCTCCTGGGTGGCCTTCTTCTCCTTCTCATCGAGGACGGCTTGGTTCTGAATCCGCTTCTCGTTGAGAGCTTCCTTGGCGAGCGCGTCCTCGTTCGCCTGGTGTTGCGCCAGCCGAGCATCGTTCGCCTGCTGACGCGCCAGCTCCTGCTGCTGCATCAGAAAGCCGTTGTAGCCCTGCGAGAAGGCGTCACCGGGGTCCGTGTACGGCATGATTAGCCTCCCCAATCGCCGCCATAAGTGCCGGAGTAGTCGCCGCCGCCTCCGCCATTCTGCGCGTTGAAGTAGTCGGAGTCGTCAATTGACTGGGATGAACCCGGAGCCTGCGGTTGAGACTTGGGCATCTGCTTCATCAGGTTTCCACCGATAGTCAACGCAGGTCCAGCCCAGCTGCCCAGCTTCGAGAGGAACGATTGGCTGTTTCCCGTCGCGCCCGCAACATCCTTGATGTCGATGGGATTGTAAGTTGCCAGCGGGGCAGTGGTGTTGAGATTGTAGGACGACGGCTGAGCAATCCTCGCTGTCCCCTGCGTTTCGAGATTCTTCAGGGCCGCCAGATATTCCGGCGACTGCTTCGTCACGCCTGCCGGATTGTACGGCGAGCCCTTGAAATTCTGTGCGAACGATGAGGCGTAGATGTCCTTCAGAGCCTGCCGACGCTGGTCAGCGTCTTCCTTGGCCCGAGCCATCAGAGCGTTCTCGTAGGATGACTGCCCACTAATGTTTTGACGGTTGGCTTCGAGGGAATTCTGGGTCGCCGTCTGACGGTTGTTGCCGGCGGCGGTGTTGGCTGCTCCGACCGCTGAGCCTGCACCCCCTACCGCATTGCCAATCGCGTCAACCGCCGGAATAGCGAGCGCCGACAGTCCACCCGTAAACGGGGCTGCCACCCCGAGCCCAATCTTTGCAAGCGTCGACAGAAAACCCATGTTAGTAGCCTCCGCCGTACAGGGGCGAATTCATGAATTGCATGTTGGTGTCGAACTGGTACGCGCCCTGGCCGAGCTGGAGCTGCGCCAACTCCTCTTGAAGCTGTGCCCGCTGGCTGTCAGTAAGGAATCCCTGCGCGCCCGAGAGCGCCTGCGCAATCTCCTGTCGCCGTGCTGCTACCTCGTTGCCCAGGAGCTGCGCTTGATAGCCGGAGGTCGCCTGGCCCACCTTCTCCGACGCCGACCGCCGGAACGCATCCTGGTTGGAGATGGGTCCGCCGCGCTCCGCACGCGCCGTCTCGGCGTCCCTCGCGGCCCTCGTTTGCGCCGCCCCGAAGGCTCCCACCTGATTCTTGATGATGGGGTCGTTGGGGTCGGGAGCGACACCCTGATGGGCTCGCTGCATGAGGAAGTCAAAGAGAGAGTTGCCGGCGGCCGACCCTGTCGTCCCGCCAGCTCCGAAGATGGTACCCATGCCCGGGACTCCCTGGCCAGGGACATACACCCCGCCACCCTGAAGGCCGGTGCTCGCGCCGCCGGCTCCGCCGCCACCGTAGAAGGGGTCGGCTGCAAACTTGTCGAGGTAGTACTGGGCGCTCCCCGCCTGCTCGGTGGGGTTGGCTCCCGGCTGACCCTTGATGACGCCCGCGTAGTAGTTGACCAGCTGGTCATTCCACCCCGGGTTGTTGGCCTTAATCCAGGAGGTCAGCTTCTGCGGGTCGTTGACGAGACCCATCCAGGACTGCGCGCTGTTGAGGTCTCCAAATTGGCCGGAGGAATCGGGAATAAAGTCCTGCTGGGTCTGCGCACCGCTCGCGCCGGGGGTACCCGTCTGTCCCCCGGTCGCCTGGGTCTGCGCCCCGTAGTTCATGCCCGTCTGACCACCGGTGGCCGACGTGATGGCCTGGGGCGGCGCAGGAATCGGCTGGCTGCCCGTCTGGCCGTTGCCCGACGCCGGTGGCGTGTTGGACGAACTCCCCGCCGGCTTCTGTTGATTCTGAAGGAACTGGGCGTAAGACGGTGTATCTTCGTCTTCCCTTTGCCCCTGATTCTGGCCAGATTCGTTCATGGTCGCACCGCTTTCATTATACACCTAAATGTCTCAAAATAGAACACCTACGAGGTCAAGTATGTCGACTCCAAACGCATGGAATTCGTGCTCGCCCACACAAACGGCTGAGATGTCCCCCATTGGGTGGCAATCGGGCTCGCGTTCGTGTAGGGCTGGAGGGTCGTCGAGCCGTTGATGAACAGGATGCCCAGGTAGTTACCGGAGCCGCCCGAGCCAATGATAGTACCAGGCTGCAGGTAAGCAGTTATGGTCGTAGCGAACGGTGGGAGCGTAAACGTCCAATTCCCGGAACTAGAGGTCGTGCTGCCCCACACCAGGGAGAGAGTGAACGCGACCGTCAGGTTCGTCACCGTGTAGTTGCCGGCGAGCGTCCCGTTGCCCAGGGTGCCGTTGGTCCAGACGGGCGTGTACGTGATGGCCGCCCCCTGGCTGTGACCCACAATCTTCCAGTTCGTCCCATCGTAGAAGTAGGTGATGTAGCCGCCCGGGGCGACCGGTGTCGTAGTCGACGTGATGATGTTCTTGAACTGGTTGGCGGAGGAGGAGCTTCCCGAGAGGTGCGAGAAGTTCGCCACCTTCGTGCCGATGTTCTTGAACGTGTAGAAGTAGCCCAGGACACCGCCTGACAACCCCGTGAATGTAGCATTCGATGCGCCCGACCACTCCTCGACGGTGTTCTGCAACACCCCCGGGGCGTAGTCGTTCTGTGTCCCCGTCACCGACGACGATATCAAGGTCGCCGGGGAGGCGGGGCTGGTGCGGATGGCACCGGTAGACGAGAGGACTTCCCAGACGTTGGTCGACACTTAAACCTCGAATGCTTGAATGGAGATATCCTTCACGGAGGCCGTATCGCCCGTGACCGCCGCTACACCAAGGTCCAACCAATAGGCGGTCCCAAGCGTCAAGCCCGTGATGACCGCGTTGCAGGCGAACGGTGCTTTCTGGTTGGCGGTCGTGCCCCACGCCAAGTAGGTGCAGATAGTGCCGACCGCTGTTCCGGTGAGCGCCGCACCGTTGGCCGGAGCGGTGTTGGTACCATACCTCGCCTGGCACTTGCTGCCGCGCGCCGCCGTGGTGGTCGAGGACGAAAGGTTTCCCGTAATCGACAGGAAGATGCGTCCGCTGAAAGCCGGCGTGATGCTTCCCGCCAGCCCCATCATCAGGCCGGTCGTGTTGGTGGTGCCGGTCGGGTCACCAGGAGCAGCAGAATATGTCGCCGGCCCACTGACAAGGTCCAGCGTACGACCTGTAGCATCAATGAAGGCAAAGTTGTTGCTTGCATTGAAAAACAAAATCGCCTTCCCGCTTGCCGGAGTGGAAGGGGCGGAACCCGCCGTCATCAACAAAGATGCAGTAGCCATCGGTGTCCTCTAGGTTAGAGCTATCCACGCCGCAATGAACCACACCTCGGAGGAGTTGGCGGTTGCGCCGGAGGATTTCACGTTAATCGTCATATCGCAGGGGGAACCCCAGTATTCGGCCTTGAAGAGCCACTGGGGGATGCTCCCCGCTGCGAAGCAATTGCGGTAGAACTGCGACTTGGACATCACGCCATTCGAGAAGCTGGCATACACCGTCAGGTCGCAGGCGTTCGCCCCGAAAATCATCCGCAGCACCTTGCGCTGCATGTTAACGGGGACCTTGAACTGGTAACCAATCCCGTTCACAATCGAGGCCGGGGCAACCTGTCGAGCGATCGTCTGGTCGTTGGTGGTGACGCCATTGGCGATGTCGTCTCCTGCGGTTGTGGTCTTGCCAATGTTCCCCGACGATGTCCCCGGCGTGCAGGTCGTGCCGCCGTAGTCCCAACGGAAGGAGTTGAGAATCCAGCCACCACTGTACTTGGAGTGGGGCGACGGCCCACTGGTCAGCGGTGGTGTGGTGCTAAGCGTTCCCGAGAACCAATCGACCGTGCCTTCCGTCGACAGGTTGATGATAGGCTGGGTTAACCCAAGGTTGCAATTGTCCATCCCCAACTGCAGGTAACCCAGGACCGAGCCGTTCGCCGCCCCCGTGATTTCCAGTTCCGACCCGCTGCCGATTTCCAGTTGTATCCCGCTGGCGATTTCGATACTATCCGGCGCAACAAGCCCCGTCCCATCCGTGAGCGTGGTGTTCGTTATCACGGTGCGCGGAAAGAACCCTACCGCAGAGGAGCTACTCCCTGCGCCCTGGTCAATCGCAATTTGTCCGGTCGAGGTCAGTTTCATTTACTGCAGCACCAGCGTATCGCCCGCGTTGATGGTTTCCTTGGTGATGATGTACTTCGTGCCAGACACGTTAACCTCAATCGTAACCGTAGCCGCGACCGAGTCCCGGTTATACACCGAGACCTTCTGCACTGTTCGCGTGTGACCGCTCGCTGGAGCCGCGACCACGTCCACAGGCGTAGCCCCCGAGGTCACCCCGTGAAACGCGCCCACCGCCGAGAGGCTCTGGTCACTGCTCAGGAGGTCGACGTAGGTCACGTCAATGGTCAGCTCCAGGGTGGTGATGGCGCCACCCAGCTCCACCTGGAGTTTTTCAGTTGTCGCAACAAGATTGGTGACCATCTATACTCCCAACGCGACCCGGGCCGCGACCTGTGCGATTGTTGGGGCCACTAGCGCGGCGCTCCCCCACTTGACGCCATCCGTCTGGGCCGAATCCGCGATGAGTACCGTGTTGTCCGCGCCGACCGCCAGCTTGTCGAGCACCGTGGCCGAGCGCGCGACCAGGATGTCGCCCTTCGTGTAGGACGACTGCGCGGTCCCGCCGTCCGCTACCGGCAACACACCCGTCACGTCCGCCGCCAGGTCCACCGCCGAGTAGGTCGGGTCGCCGGCTGCGTTGCCGTGGAGGACTTTGTTGGCATCCCCCGGGTCCGTGAGCGCACGGATTTCTGCCCCTCCCGCCCCCAAAATGACGTGCGTATCGGTGAGCGTCCCCGAGTTGGTGACCGAGCCGGCCCCGCCCCCACCCGACCGGTTGTTGTCGACCCCGAAGGTCTGAGCCCACCGGAGATTGATAACCGTCTCGATGGTGTTCAGGTCCTCCCAGAGGGACTGCCGCACCGCCTCCCAAGGCCCGCGTACGAATTTCTTCAGCTGCAGCATTAGGACCTCTCCTCATTGCGGGACTTGAGCGCGAACCGGTGAATCGCCCACCGGGGGACAGCGCTCACCGAGATAGGGCCATTCGACCGCCCAGCGATGGTCATCACACCCTCGCCAATCCACACGTAGCCCTCGTAGTCCACCGAGCCCCAGCAGTAGGCAGAGGTCGACACCTTGTCGGCCGAGACGGTGAAGGCGTAGGGGCCGCTTTCGGTCGGCGTCCCAGTGATGGCACCGGTCGAGGAGTTGAGATGCAACCCTGCCGGCAACGCTCCATCCGCAATCGAGAACGTGAACCCACTCGTTCCGCATGGTGAGGAGGTCACCGCAATTGTCGGGAGGGAGTTGAAATTTAGCCCGCCGCCACCAGTGAGGCTAGCGTTTGAGGCAAACGTCAGCGTGATGGTCGTGTCGACAATCGCACCCGACACCGCTTGGTCGGCCGCCCCGCCGCCATCGAGATGCCGACCCACGCAGGTCGCCACCACTTGCGCTGTCCCGTTGGTCGGGTTCAGGAGCGTGTAGTCGCTGATGCCAAACCCAGTGCGGGTCGGTGCGTACGCCTGCAGTGGGGAGGAGGTGCTTCCTCGCTTGTAGCCAGAGGTCGGCGCGTAACAATACGTGTTCCCATCCCCCGACTGCGACCCATTTTCCTGTGGGTCCATGAAGAAGGTATACCCAGACGGCCCACCGGGGGTCGTCAGAAAGCTGTTGTCTGGATTCATTATCCACTGGTCGACGGAGAAAGGAGGATTGACTCCGTTATCCCACAGAGAAGTCCCGAGCCCGATGGTGAAGTACAACCCATTCGAGACCGTGGGGAAATTTCCGTTCCCCGAAACGCCGACATCCAGGAAGGCGTTGGCCATTACTCACCCGCCAAACTTATCCGCAACGACAGGGAAATGATGCCACCCAGAAACGGGGTATACTCCGTGATGTTCTCCGCCACGATGAGCGTCGTCCCAGCAGAGTCCGTGATGTAATAGCCGTAGACTTTGCCTGAGCCCATTGTCGGACCTGTGAAATCAAACTCCACAAACTCCGAGTAGAGGGCCACCAACGGGTCCGCCAGCGTATACCCCCAGTTGGCCGCTGTCAGGGTCTGTGCCGCGTAGCCGCCACCCGCAACCTCCGTGAAATCCGCAATCACCGTGTTATTGGCGATGGTGAAGTTGTTGGAGAACAGCTTGACCTTATTGCTAGCGAGCGCCAACATCCCCTGCAAGAATGACCGGCGGCTCACGTTGGGAAACAGCATCGACATGGACGTATCCTAACTGTCAGAAATCCGAATTTGTATCGAGTGCGCGTGAGACATCTTCATTTGGTCCATGAGGCGAAACACGTAGGTTTCATCTTCCTCGGGCGAGAGGTCCACCTCAATCGCCTCAGAAGTTTCAAGGCCAAAGTCCCTAATGATACGAACCTTGATAGAGTGTCCCTCACTGGCCGTCGCAAGCAGCCCTGCCGCCATTGCGCCCCACCAGTTGAGCAGGCCGGCCTGGATGTAGGGTTTCGTCAGGATGACCGACTCGTACTCGTCGCCCATGTCCGTGTCACCCGCATCGCACCGGGCGATACGGGGCGAGTCTCCGTCAGTTCCGAAGATGAACGGTCGCTGGCTGAGAGTGATACTCCCATCGCCCTCGATGACCCACTCGGTGTAGGTGGTCACGTAGAGGGCCTCAGTAATCGTTCCATCCGCCAGTGACCACCCGCCGGTGACCGCCGCGGTCCCCTGCCACTGCGTGTTGGAGGTTTGGTTGACGAACTTGAGGTTCGGTTCATCCGCCCCATCGGCCGCCAACCACCAGTGGGCTTGCCTCTTGTAGTTGTAGAAGAGTCCCGTCGCAATCACATGGTTCGCTTCGAGGTTCACCCGCTGCCAGGTGTTGCGGAGGCCCTCCATTGTCATCACGCCGCCGGTGCCGATGCGCGAGGGTCCGAACGTCGGGTCCAGGAAGTAGATGCAAGGCTGCCCCGCTTCATCCGCGCCCTGGAAGATGCTCCCGGGAATCGCGCCCCGCTGCGTAGACAGCGTAATAGCGGTGTACGCCTGCGCAAAATCCTGCGTCCTCGACAGCATGTAGATGCGCTGCCACTTGAACGCGTACCAGTTGCCGTTGACCGCGTTGGAAATCCCCGTCAGTGGTCCGCCGGCATAGTTGTCGAGGCTCAGGGAGGTCACAATGTCGGTGCCGCCCGTCGTCACGATGGGCTGACGCTGGCTGTTCGCTACTCCCGGGTCTTCGCTGGCAGGTGACCAGTAGACGGTCGACGCCAATGAGAGGTCATTCCAGTTGCCGGCCCCGAGGAGACGGTCACCATCGTTGGCGAGAAACCGAAAGGACGGCTGCGTGAGGTACGCGCCTATCGCCGCCGACAACTCCCCCGCATCCTGAAACGATGTCGGGTCCACAGTATGGTCATCATAAGTGGTTGTGCCAATCGCCACCGTAGCCAATTCGTAGAAATCCGAATCATCATCAGACCCTTCGATAATCCAGTGGGTCTCGCCTTCGTTCGGGAGCGTCCCCTGCGTGATGGTGACGGTATCCTTCCCGGTAGGCGTGATAGATGCAGAATCACTCGGTTCTGAGAGTCGGACGATAGTCGAGCCAGAAAGCTGCGCCACTCGATAGCGGTAGTACCTCGTCCCCACCATCGAGCCGCTACCGCTACTACCGAGGCTAGGCACACCAGGCTCAGCCAGCCCAGTGACCTGCCAAGTAGAATTGTCGTAATAATGGAGGCGGTCGTGCCCACTATTATAAGCAAGAAACAGAAATCCATTGAGAGACTGCGCTCGGATTTGATAGATGTCCGGTTGTGTTTCGAGAATCGCGGACCCCGAGGGAATGGTGATGGAGGTCCACGCGGGACTTCCGCTCACCGACCCAAGTCGCTTGTAGGCAATCGGGGCGTGCGACCCACCGGGCTCCGCAAAGATGACCACCAGTTCGGGGTCGAATACCGAGTTGGTCGGGAACCACTCGACACCGAAAACCGCGGCGGTCATGTTGGTGAGCGTAGTGCCGCTGAGGCTCAGCTCCTCGCAGCCGGCACGCCTCTCCCCAAACGTCGACTGAAACCACTCCACGTTCATGGCGAGCGGAACCTGATTGTCGGGGAGCGCGGGCTGCGGGTCGGTGTCATTCATGCCGCCCCGCAGATTCATCATCTCGATATCTGCGGTCGCCATGATTAGGTCACCGGCTGGGACCACCAGGGGTTGGTGAAGTTATCCTTCCCCTGAACGATGTCCTTGTAGGCCGTCTTGGCGAGGAAGTACATGAGTTTCCCACGCTGGGTCTCGTACTTGCCTTCGAACTTGGTCGCCATGTCAGGCTTTTCCATTTTGTCGTACTCATCCGCCATCACCCCATAGACCAGAGCGATGTGGAAGTTCTCCGGAAACGCCGGTTCGTCCGTGCCGGTCATCGTGTCGACCGTGGCTATCACGTCAGCAGTCAACATATACTCCGACGACGGGATGGAGCTGAGGAAGATTTGGCATGTGGTCGCGCCTGTCAGCGATACCGCATACATCTGCGCCGGGTCCGTACCGGGAATCTGGTTCCGCAGCTCCTGGAACGACATCTGTGTGAGCACGATGTACGGGTCGAAGTTCGTGTTGAACACCGACAGCAGCTTGAGAATCCCCGTGAACGTCAGGTAGCGGTCATCAATGGCCGTCGTGGCCGTTGTGGTCGTGCGCGCAATCGTATCCACCCCGCACTCAGTCATCAGCTGCTTGAAGCGGTCATTGACCTCCTCCCCAATGCGGGTCGTCGCATCAGCGGAGGTCAGGTTCATGCGCTTTTTCACTTGCTCGACGATTTGGTCGAACGTCACCGCAGACTCCTAGTCCTGGTCTTCGCCGTCCGGGTCCTGCATGGAGTCGGGCTCGGCCCCGTGCATCCCCATGTGCGTGATTTGCAGCTCCATCCGCGAGGACGGCTCCTCCCCATCCCGGTGGTTGTGGCTCACCGAGACGACCTTAGCATGCGCCTTCAGCTTGACCTTGTGGCCGGCCTTGGCCTTGTGGACGCCGAGTTTCTTCGCCTGGTCGCCATCCACATGGATACGGAGACCGTAGGGATACTCCTCACGGCTCAGGACTTCATGGGGCGAATTCTTGTGCGTCTTCGAGTTCGAGGAAGACTTCGTGACCTTGTTCTTCATCGAATGGATGACCGCATCCTTCTCGCTCATCCCCTTCCGCATCATTGCCTTCTGATTCTCGCGGTCGATGGCTTCTTCGTGCTTCATGATTACCCTCGGAGAACGTTTTTGGCGAACATCGCCTGTTTCTTGGCCTTTGGGCCGAACTTGCCCGCCGCCGCCGCAGCCTTCTTCGCGGCCGGAATCTTCTCGCCCTGGGGAACGTGCAAGGATTCATGCAGCCCACCGGGGTGGAACGAGATGGGCTTCTGTCCCGCCTTGTTGGGCTCGATGGTCTTCATCTTCTTCGTGCCGGCCTTCTTCGGCGGGTCAGCTTTCTTCTTGGAGCGCGATTTCCCGGCCTTCCTGTACGCCGCTGCGATGGCCTGGTCCTCAGGGTGCCCCGCCCTGCGCATCTCTGCAATGTTCGAGCTGATTACGTCTTTCGAGCTACCACTTATGAGAGGCATGGTCGTTCTCCTTACACTTGCGTGCCAGCCGGCACGAACTTGACCTTCAGGTATTTCGCCACGATGTCGTCGGTCGTGGTGGCAATCAACTTCAGGTAGATGTGAATCGCGTTGGCGAGCGTTTCGGTTGGGGCCGCCGACTGCACCAACACCGACCCACTCTCACTGAGCACCGCTCCCGATATCTGGGTCGCCGCCCCCGTTCGCATCACTGTGGCCTTGTGCAGGCGCGCGATGTTCTGGGTTGTCGCGGTCACGCTGGCAATCACCGTCGCGCCAAAGTACAGGAACGAAGTTTTGTCCGCTCCGTTGTCGGCTCCAATCATCAGGGCTTCGATTTCCAGGGCGTCCCCCGCGCTGGCCAGGAGACCCGCCGGCACGGTGAGGTCATACACCGTGGTCAATCCGTTATCCACGTTCCCCGCTGACGTGTGCGACCCACCAACCCCAGTCACCGGCCGCAGCCCGTTGACGGTCAGAACCGCCGTATCCACCGTGACCGAATTGAACTCGACATCGTCCGTGGTGTTGAGGTCCTGGTCGAAGGGATTCCCACCACCCGCCAGCAGCCCATCATCATCCACCCGCACCGGGACATTGTCCCCACCAGAGGTCCGTCCCACCAACACGACAAACGGTTTCGGCCCGACAATTTCTCCAGCCATTAGAGATTCCAATCTATGTTGAGAAGCCCATCCGCATCACAGAGGACGGGGATGTTGTTTCCGTCAATCGTTCGCCCGCACACGACCCGCATATCCTTCACGCCGCAGCCGCCGCCCACCGGGTCTCCGGACCCGTCAATGATTCCGGTCGACCCCACGCGGATGGGGATGTTGTCCCCATCGGTGGTGCGAGCCAAACCCAGCGAAAGCGGCTGCGGTCCCGTCGCCATGCCCTACTCCTGCGCGCCCTTGCGGAAGTGACCCTTGCGGCTGGCCGGCGCGGTCAGCTGCGCAATCGCCTCACGCTGCGCTTCGTCCTTCTCGTTCTCCTCGGCCTGCCACGCCACAATCTGTTCCAAGAAATGCTTGAAGTTGTTGTAGTAGCCTCGGAGTTCGAACCGATTGTCAGGGCTCTTGTTGTCGTAGCGGAAGTACACGATACGGTCGTTGCCGTTGTTCTGGTAAACCACCTCAACCTTGCGGTCGAAGTAGCGTCCACCCCGGTTGATTTGGTTCAGGAGGTCGATTTCCGCATTCGTCAGCACGCCCGCGTCAATCTGACGGTCGTTCTGGAAGGCGGTCAGCTTGAGGATGCTTCGGCCGGCGTTGACCCGGCGGAGGTACTCTCCGAATTTGACCGTGCGGGCGGGCTGGGCGGCATTCACGCCTGCGACCACCGCCGCAGAAATCATCTCGCCCAACGCTTTCATGTCGATGTTGCCGTGCGCGTCGTACGGCACGTCACTCTTGACTTCGGGAACCGCCGGAGTTTGTGTCTGTTCAGCCATTGTCGTGTCCTTCCGCTCAGGAGAGCGTTGAGCAGGCCGGTTATTTGGACTCAGCCCCTCTGTGGTGGCGCGTGATTGCGCCGGTTATGTGGTCACTTCTGTGACCAGAACAGCGCCCGTGCCGCTCTGCGTCACCACGGAAACCACGCCCGTGTATCCATCCTTCGGGGACTCGTAAGAGCCCTGGTTGGAGATTCGTACCGTGTAGGCCGCCGCCGATGCGGTCGCCGCAAACGCGATGTAGATGTTCCGCCCGCTGTCGTTGTAGACGATGAACTGGCGACGATTCGCATTGGCCGCCAACAGCACGCCGCTCGATGCGGTGGCGTTGACCGAGACGACCGTCGCGGCTGCTGGCCGTGACGCATCAAACCCCGTCAGCTGGTCGCCGTTTCCATTGACGACCGCGACATCGACCGGCTTGGCATTGGTCAGCGTACGGGCTGAGACAACGACCCCGTTCTGCTCAACCTGTACGTTTCCTGTCAGTGGCATGACGCCTACTCCTCAAAAACGGAGAGGACGAACCGGGCTATCCAACTCGCCCTCTCCTGAGAATAGCCCGCTTATCCGGTGAACGTCGCGCCCGCCGCAACCTTCACGAACGCACGGCCAGCCCAGCCAGCCGCCAACGCCACGATGTCCGCCTGGTCACCGATGACCGCCTGGCCGTCGACCAGGTTGATGGCATCCGCCGTGAACGCTGCCTCGCTGTCGCCCGCCGTCCCGTCACCCGGGAAGACCGACCCCGCGATGTTGTCACCTTCCGCCGACGTGATGGAGTAACTCCCACCGCTCGGCGCTGTCTGCACGATGAAGCGCGCGTTGAAACCTGTCGAGCCCGAGAGCGCCGGCAACGTGACCGTGAAGCCACCCGCCAGGTTCAGGGCGAACACCTTGCCGCTGTCCGCCAACGTCAGCACCCGCGTAGTCGTCAGGACCTCGACCCTCGCACCACCCACGCCGGCCGAAATCACCCACAGGGGGCTCGCCGCCGTGCCGCTGTTGATGTACTGCAGACCGTTGGTGTAGTCGATGTACAGGGAGCCCGGGCCGGCGTAGTTCAGACCCGTGCCTGACGTACCGCTGGTCGGTGCGCCCGCACCGCTGATAATCGCTGTCGAAGGAGAACCGTTGATTCGAAGACCGGGCTTCGTGAAAGGACGCCCGCCTTTGTAGATGGGACCACCCGCCATGATGAATTACTCCTGAGGGACAACCGGCCCCTTGCGGAAAAAGGAAGGGGGTCAGGGCGACCCCCATTCCAACTACGACATCTTGATTCCACCCCACGGACGGCTGAACTGGCAGTTGACCACGGCGGCCCCTGTCGTCGCTGCACGCGAGATGATGTTGCTGACCTGCCGGTCGGTTGTGGCCGCGTCATCGAGGCTGCCACCCGTCGAGCAGAAGTACAGGAGCGCGTTGTCCGCCACGCTGGCGACCAGCGAGACCGGGAACGTGCCCGTGATGGCGTACCATGCACCGCGCGCCGGGTCGGTGTTGGCGACGAGCGCCACCGCAACCGGGCCGAGGCATGTGGCCGCTGAGTCGGTGTCCGCCAGAGCCGTCACCCCCGCCTCGTCGTAGGTCACAACGGAACCGACCGCTGTGGACGCCACGCCCAGGAGGAACACGAATTCCGCGAACCCGCCAACCGCATCGAGACCCGCGACAACCGAGCCGTAGGGCATGATGGGGTTGCTGGCCGAGTCGACGGCGTACGTGACACCGATGACGCCGACGTTGGCCTGAAGATTACCTGTGATGATAGGAGTTGCCATTGTTTTTCCTTTGCTTCTAGAAGGTGAGGGGGCCTAAGCCCCCATCATCTTAGAGGTGAGCAACGCCTCCACGTGAACGGTTGTTGGTGATGAACTGCAGTGCCGAGTAAATCTTCGACACGTAGCCGTTCGCGTTCGGGATTTCCTGGGTGTCGCCACGGTCCTTGTAGTACTCGCGGCTGACCACCAGCTGGATGTTCTTCGGGTTCTGGAAGTAGACCGAGGTCGTTCCATACTGCGAGAACACGTAGCGCGCCGTCTTGAACGCCAGAATCTTGAAGCCGGCCTTCAGTTCCTGGCTGTCGACGTAACGCTGATTCGCCTGCTGCGTGCCTTCGAACAGCGCCTGCGTGGTGCCGCCCGAAACCATCAGTGTCGGAACCAGCTTGCTGCCCGAGCCCTTGGCGCACGCGTTCCACACCTGGGTGAACGCGGACTCGATGTCCGTGTCATCCACGTAGGTCGACTGTTGGTTGCGCCAGAACGTTTCCGTGCCGCTGTCGATGCCGCCGTCCGAGCCGGTGCCGGCTGTGGACATGTGCGTCGGGAGGCCGAGGAAGCCGTTCGTCGAGGTCGTGAAGAACGCCTGCTCCAGGAGGTCGTCGTGCGTCTCCAGGCCGTTCTCGATGATGGACTTGACCAGGGCGACCTTCTGGTTTTCCGAGGGGTTCTCGGCTTCGTCCTTCTTCGACCAGACCATCGGGGCGGTGAGTTCCGCGACCGAGTAGCTGGCGGCGGTCAGGACTTCAGTCTTCGTCAGAGAGACGGGCTGAAGGTCCGTCGCCTGGAAGACCGCGTTCGGGTTGCGCTGGTAGTCGAGGGTTGCTTCGATTGTCGGGCCGAGGGAGACACGCTTGATGCCGCCCTGTCGTTCGAGTTCGTGGAGGTAAGCCGACTCCGCCCACTGGTTGGCGGGCTTGTTCGACTCATTGACCACCGCCGCGTACGACACGGCGAGAATCTGTGAGATTGTCAGAGCCATCTAAACACCTGTGTAAAAAGCAGTTAGCGACCAAGGATTCAGTCCCTGTGCTGCCGGCCATTTACGCAGGTCGTCGGCGGAATGCGGGAGGATTTGCCAGGAATACGTCCTGGGGCGAAGTACCAAACTCCTGCAAGGGATATTCTAAGCCCTAAATACTAAAAATGCAATTGGCATATAACTTGCAATATCCCAAGTATGTCAATATCTTCTCGAAATGCAGAAATTCTACAGCTTTTTAAATCCGGACAAACCGTGTGTCAAATAGCTCCGATATTTGGCATTTCTCGTCAACGAGTGCAACAAATCCTCAAACGTTGGGGAGTTTCTGCCCTCGAAGGAGGACAAGCAAAAACTCAACGCGAAAAACGAGCCACAAAGTTAGCGGAAAAAGAATCTCGTTGTATCCAAGAATGGGGACACGGACTATCTGAACACGCTTCTATTGTGGCTCTGCAAAAGGAGCAAAATTCTTACTACAGAGGTCCTTTAGGGGCCTTCAGGACTCAGCGTCGAAATGCTGCCCGTCGTGGAATTGGGTGGCAACTTACGTTTGTTCAATGGTGGAAAATCTGGCAGGAATCTGGTAAATGGGAAAAAAGGGGAAGAGGAAATTTTGGCTATGTTATGGCTCGACATGGAGACGAAGGGCCTTATGCGGTTGATAATGTTTGTATCGAATTAAGTACAGACAATGTCGCCTCTCGAAAAAATTGTCAAAACAGAACATTACCCCGTGGAGTATACGAAACCGCTACCGGTAAATTTATCGCACATCGAATGATTCAAGGAAAACATCAATATCTGGGGACTTTTGATAATTCTTTAGAGGCTTCAGAGGCTTACATAAAATCCGTCGAAAATCAAGGATAAAAAGAAAAACAGGAAAATGCGTCGAAAAGGGGCCTAATCGACGCATTTTCCACGAAATTTACTCTTGGCTGAGGCCCGCCTCCCGCAGGCTCTGGCGGATGACATCCTCGGTGGAGGTCTTCTCGTCCGGACCCTTGGTCACCGTGGCCTTGGTCCCCGCGCCCGGTGCGCCCTTCGAGACAGCCTTGGGGGCCTTCTTGAGTTCCGCCAAGATGCTCTGCCGCATGGAGTTACGGTCCTGCCGCAGCTTGGGGATGATGTACGCGGCTGCCGCCTGTGCAAACGTCATGCCAGGGTTCTTGGTCATGAGGGCCATGACCTCGCGGGATTCCTTGGTGCCGTCCGCCGGCAGGAGGTCGCCCCAGGTCTTCTTGACGGCTTCGACTTCGTTGTGGATGCGTTGGGCACGCTCCTGGTAGGCAGCCCGGGCCTTGGCCTCCCTCTCGAAGGGGGTCAGGCGCTCGTTCATCTTGGCCAACAGGCGTTTCTCGGCCGCATGCTCGGCTTTGCGCGCTTGCCAGTCGGTGAACTTCTCCCACTGTTCGGGGGAGTACATCGGGTTGCCGTCCTTGTCCTCCGCATCAGGACCCGGCATCTTCTCGGTGAACTCCTCGGGTTGGGCCGGTACGGCCTTCTGGGGCTCCACGAACTTCTTGAACGCGGGGTTCTGCTCGGCCAGCCAGTGAATCAGGCGCTCGTCACCCTGGGCAATCATCTGGTCGAAGCGGTCGGCCCCGGCCTTGGTGGCCCGCAGGCCCTCGACCTCAGTCTTCAGGCCGTCGAGTTCCATACGGATGGGCGCGGTGTGCTTCTCCAGACCGTTGAGGAGAATCTTCCTCACGCGCGAGTGAGGAATGCGGTTGTCGCGCTGGCCTTCCTTCGGCTTGTTGAAGCCGATGGCGGCGAGGATGGCGTCTTCCTTCTCTACTTTTTCTCGCGCCGCTGTTTGCTCAGGGGTTTCAACGACCTCAACAGCTTCCTCTCCAACTCCCTCTGCTGACTCGTCTCCAACTCCATCGCCTCCGGCATCTCCAGAATCAGCAACACCATCCCCTTCACTTCCCTCGCTGCTATCCGAAGACGAATCCAGAACTTCCGTACTACCTTCATCGCCGCCCCCGATGTCCTCTCCTCCTTCGGATTCCCCGCCGCCTGTTGCGTCCGCCACCGCCGCCGAAATCAGTGCCTCTGCGTTGTCGATACCCATGAATTTATCTCCCGTGACGTGGAAGGAACGTAAGTGCTCCCCCGACCTTTAGGTCCACCGTGTAGTGTGCTTCGACTTGTCGCTGCCTTGAGTGCCCTTGTGCTCGACGTAATTCATCCACCCGGACGCCTTCTCCGCACGCCGCAGCTCCTCGCGTGAGCGGAATCGGCGGGGCGTCCCATCCGGGTGGCAGAGACCATGTTTGATTTCGATATCGATTTCGTCTCCAATTACCGCACCTGTAGTGGTCGCACGCCACACTCGTTGCGCGACCTTCCCACATTCCCTGATGAACGGCTCGCCATCCTCGTTGACATCCCCGACATGATGAGGGCAAAGCGTCTCCTGCGTCCCCATCGGGCGGAGGGCTTCAAAATCATGGCCCTCCTCACAGGCGTAGTCATACATCGGCATGAATCCTCCTATTCCGCGTCTCGGCTGCGTTTCATGATACGGTCGCCCAGCTTCCAGTTGGGGTGAGCATTCACCACCGGGGGCGCCGCCGGTGGAGGCCCCACAGGTCCCGCGCCGCCCGCAGGCCCAGGCGGGGGAGGAGGCCCGCCAGGACCCGCAGGTGGTGCGCCCGCCGGAGCGCCCGCAGGCCCTCCCGGCGGAGTCGGTTGGCCAGGGAGGGGGACGGCCCCGGTTCCCTGGGCGTTCATCGCGGCATCCTGGGCCGCCTTGAGGGTCTGGGCTGCCGCCTGGATGTCCTCCACGCTCGGAGCCTCGCCCAGCTTCTGCAACAGCGCCATGACCGAGACGTTCGTGATGTCGTCCTTGCCAGTGAACCGGAACGACAGCTGAGCCTTCTCCTTGGGTGGCGGCGGAGCCTTGACCACCTTCGTCGGGTCGAGGCCGGCCAACTCGGCCATCTCCTCCAGAATAGGCATGGGGTCGACGTACCCGGACTTCACGGTCTTGTTGAGGAAGTCGGAGAGCTTGGCCATGCGGGCATTGCTGTCCAGCACCACTTGTGAGTCCGGCCGAATCTTGAACGCCAGGTCGTGGGTGATTTGCTTGTCATTCCACGCCGACATCATCTGCTGCTTCTCTTGGTCGGTGAGGTTCGGGAAGTCAGAGTTGAGCACCATCAAGCCGGCGAGCACGTCGCAGATGCCGATGAAGAACCGCGCCACCGCGTTCCGCTCCTGACCGATGCGGGTTTGGAAGTTGCTGTTGGTGATGTTCGCCTGGGTCGCGGTTTCTTCGCTGCCCTGCGTTCCCAACTGGTTCGGCCCAATCATCCACATTTCCATCAGGTCTTCTTTGGACCGCTGGTCGAACTCGAAGTTCTCGGAGGGGTAGGTGGCGCGGGCGATTTCCCCGAAGGTACGGGACCCATCCCCGTTGGTCGGAAGCATTGCCTGCCACACGCCCCTCATCAGCTGGTCCTGGATGGCCGGGTCGACGCGGTTCACATCGAACCACCGAATCGGCAGGGACCGCTCCCGGTTCATGAACATCTGGGCGCGAGACCGACGCATATCATTGACCTGTGGACGGCCAGCCTCAGAATCCGATGGCGGAATGGGATTGTCTGTAATGTACGTGAGCGTCAGCACTCGCGTCGGGAAGCGAAGGCTTCCAATCAACTTGCCATCCGCCGTTTCCTGCTGCCCCTTCCACGGACCATGATAGACCGGCTTGTCCATGCCGTGGATGAAGACGACCTCCCAGATGCGCTTCAGCTGTTTCTCGTTGGGGTCGACGCGCGCACGCCAGTAGTGGATGCGGTCGTACATGACCTTCGGTTCGAGGTTGCGTTCGGCGCGCTGGGGGTTCTCCCTCAGGTCATCCTGGGTCTTGTACTGGGTCGCCTGGAGGATGTTGTACTTCTCTGTGGGCGGCAGCTCCGGCCACTCGTTGACCGCTTCGGCCCAACTGCACCGTCCCGTGTAGCCGATGAAGTCCCCATCGTCGAAGTTGCTCCCCACGAACTCTGTCGGCCACAAGCCATCGGTGGGGGACTTACGCGAGATGAGGAATTGGTCACTTATCTTCTGCGGCACCGACTCTTGGGTGGCCGGGATTTGAGTCGGCTGCAACGCCTCCGGTGTGGGCGACTGCATGGCCATCATCGGGTCGGCCTGCGGGAGGACCTTGTTCTCGAACCGGGCGATGTAGTCGACATGGATGAAGCCGACACCCGCTGCGTTCACCACGTCGTTGAGGACCTCTTCCATCGGCGGGCCGGCATTGGCCCTCTTCTCCCCCAGCTCGTAATTGAGGGCCTTGGCGAAGGGTTGGACGGCCGGCTTGTACGGCTCGGATTCGTGGGTCAGCTGGACGGTCGGGACCTGCGAGAACAGGTTGGCCGTCTTGGCTTTGGTCAGCGCCCAATCGGGATTCACCGAGGTCCGGATGTCGTCACTGCCATTGATGAGCGAAATCCCGTCCGTGAACTGGCTGGCGATGGTGCCGATTCGAATGTCGATGTTGCGCTTCCAGGCGGGGGACCGCTGCCGGCGGAGCATCACACACGCCGCGATGCGGTCCTTCAGGCGTTTTTCAACGGTGTCGTTGGAGGGGGTGACAGGGAGGGCATCAGTCTGACCAGCGGTGGGGCCGTCCTCCCGGCTGGTCGATTCATCGGGGGTGAGGCTCCCCAGGTCCTGGTTGCCGATTTCGGTATTTGACGCAATCATGGCTGTTCCATTCTAGCACACGGTGTGCTACATCGAGGCAAGCATTCGGGGCGGCTGCTTCGGCCGCATCCACCGGGGAATCTCGTTGAGATGGGGCTCGCGTGCCGGCATGGCGTTCCCCATACAGAAGTACGCCAGGCTCACCACCCAGTGGTCGTTGCCGTTGGCGATTTTGCGCGGGTCGTTCTCGTCCATCTGTTGGACCGGAAGGGTCTTGATGAGTTCGGGGCAGCCCCCGTACTTCCCATGCCCACCCCTCATAATCTGGAGCTGCGGTCGGTCGTCGATGATGGTGTTGAGGTAATCGTGGATGGCGGTCCCGTAGACCTCGCGGTTGTTCTGGGCCGGCGTGAGGGGCACGCCGTTGGTCTCAAACTGCTCCGCTATCGAGTACTTGCTGGCCCCGTCCTTGATGAACATGGTGGGGTCGCAGAACGTGTCGAGGATTCTCATTCCCTTCGACAGGTTCTTGATTTGTGTCGCTACATCCTTCGCCAGCGTCCTCCGCCAATGCCTCTCCATGAACGGGACCGCCCGTTTGTTCGGGAACACCGCAATCCACAGGCAGACCGCCGGGTCGGGGAAGTACCCCCAATCGACTGCCCGGTAGATACTCATCCACGACAGCGAGAAAATCTCCTGGTCCTGGCCGGTGCCGGGGTCCCGGTAGGTGGGCATCACGTCGATGACGTGCCACTGGACCACCTCTTCCTTGTCGCGGACCCCCTCCTCCGGCTCCAGCAACTTCCGCTGCACAAAGTCCGTGAAATACGCCCCCTCGATGACGAATTCCCCCAGCAACCACGCCTTCCTGATATGGTCCGGGAGGTTGCGGAGGCGCTTCTCATACGTCTTCTTGTCGATGTACTTGTTCTGCTCCAGGGTCTGGAACTGCATCTCGAAGTCTTCCGGGAGGTAGTCCGGGAAGTCGACGAGATTGACATCATGGTCGACGAACCAACTTTTCAGCCACGGGGCTCCGGGTCCCAGAGGGTTCGTTCCTGCGCGGACCACGGCAACATAGGGAGCATCTGCGGGCGCTCGGGCCGCAGCACTAATCTGGAGGAACATATCGAGGTCAAATGTTGAGAGTTCGTCGAACCCAATGAACCCCCACTCGCTCGACAGGAAGTTGAGGACATCTTTGATGGTTTCGCAGTGCGAGAATTGGATGACCGAGCCATTGGGGAATTTTGCCTCGAAGGTGGTCCACAGGAATTTGCCCCCCAACAGCTCCATCTCAGCGGCGATGAACGCCAGGTGGCTCTTGCGGAGGTCGGGGATAGTACGACGAAGAATCAAGGCCCGGAAATTCGGGAACATGAGACACCGAATGATGGCGTCCCACCGGAGTTGTTTGGATTTCCCCGTGCCCCGGGTCCCCAGGGCCAGGAGGTTGCTCGCATTCGACGCATGGAACGGCACCTGGTGGGGCTGGGGGCAGTACGCCACCACCTGCTCGCCATCCTTCTCCACCACGACCGAGTTGGCCAGCTCGTCGGGGAAGTAATCGCTGAAAGTACGGGGTAGGGTCGCCCGGTCGGCTCTCGGCATGGCTACTCGCTCTGGACGCCGACCGCGATGGGTTCGTTGAGGCCGCCAATCTTCACGCCAACGGTAATTTTCGTACCGGTGGGGGCTCCGGAGGCGGCTTTTTCGACAATCCGCGCGCCCCCGCCACTCAGATTCTCAATCGCCCACTGGCTGGCCTTGATAGCAATGTCCTTCCCGGCCATCGTGTCGGATTTCAGGGCGTCCTGGGTGGCCTGCCGGTGGGTGTCGATGTAAAAACGGGCGTTTTCTTGGAATTGCTCCGCCGCCTCCTCAATCATCTGGCGGAGGACCTCCTTGGAGCGCCGCATCGTCTTGGAAAGGGCTCCGAGCTGCCGCTCGCTGATGGGTCCCGGCATATCCTGAACAAACTGGGCCACGAATTCCTTCTCCCCCTTGGTCACTGGCCCCATTCGGCCGAAGATTTTCTGGGGTGGCTTCGAGCTTTCCTCCACCTTGACGGCCAACTGTCCTGTTTTTGCACTCTGGCGGGCTGAGGCCACTGTTCCTCCCTAGTACACTCTTGCAAGAATCATACCATATCCTGTGTAGAAACGGAACAAGGGGTCCTGGCATTCGGATTGCATACCCCTTTGTATGGGCAACGGCGACCGGAAGTGGTCCTCCCGCAATCCGGAGTACAAAAAGCGAAAATTGGACCGCAACAAGGAGAAGGCCAGGCAGCGGCGCATCCAATCGAGGGGGCTCACCATCGAAGAGTACGACGTGATGGTTGGGGACCAGGGATGCGTGTGCGCCTGCTGCTCCCGACCCTTCACCAAAGCCGTCATCCACTCTCGCAAGAATCCCGACCGGGTGTGGGGGGTGCTGTGCATAGGCTGCTACCGGCTGATTGCGATGAATTGGGGCTCTTTTTCCCTCAAAATCAAGCGTTTTCAACAACTTATCACCTATTTGGAGTCCCGAACCGCCCAAACCACCCGACTACCGTTACAACCGGAGACAAACCCCTGAAATGAGGGGAGGGGGGAGGGTCTGTTATTTGTGTATACACACACAAAATACAGACCCTGCCCTCCCCACCCCCTGAGGAGCCCGTAGATGGACATCACCACCGAACCGCAGTACCTGGAGAAGGAAGTCCTGCAGCTGGACTTTGTATTCTTAGGGAGCACCACCCCGCTGCCCCTCACCCTGGAGGTCACCGACTCCATTGTCGAGGGCAAGGAAGACCTGGTCCTCACCCTTTCCGACAGCCGAGGGAACATCAAGGTTATCTCCATCGAGCGCCGCAACCTCCTCTACTGGTCGAGCATGAAGACCCGTATCCGTGTCATTAACCCGAAGTACGCCAAACCCCAACCCACACCACCCACATCAGGAGACAATCAGTGACAAACCCGAAAATCGCTCTGTTCCTCGACGCGGTGAGCCGGCTCCTCCCGGTCCTCGGCCCTGCCCTCCGCATCCCGCCGGCCTACCTCCCGGTCATCCAGGATGGCATCGCGCTGGCGGAGTCCTCGAATCTCGAGGGCAACGACAAGCTGACGGCCGCCGTCAACCATGTCACCGCCAACCAGCCAGCGAAATCGGATGGTAGCGGTACGGTTGGGTTCGCCCTCGGCCCGCTCACCGATGCGATTGGTGCGGTGGTCGACGCATCGAACGTCGCCACCACGCTGAACAAATTCTAGGACAGGGGCGTCCTGCCCCGATGACACTGGGTTCCCGTATCTGCGCGCCGCTGCACAGGTACGGGGATTGCAGTACTACCCTCTCATGAATGTTTGCATCGTGATTCCGGCGTACAACGAGGAGAAGCTGTTGGGGCGCGCTATCCGAAGCGCCGTCTACGCCGGCATCTCCCCCGACGATATCTACGTGTTTGACGATGGGTCCAAGGACCACACCGCTGCGGTCGCCCATCGGTACGAGGTCAATGTCCGGTCGGCGGGGAATGCTGGCAAGGCCATCGCCATCCAGAATGGTATCCAGTACTTCCGGCTGTTCGACCGCTACGAGTGGCTGACCATCCTGGATGCGGATTCCCTCCTCGACAAGGACTACTTCCACTCCATCGGGGACGCGACCGTGCGATACCCCGAATGTGCGGCGGTATGCGGCGCCCCCCGGTCACAGCGTGGCAACTGGCTCACGGCCTTTAGGGCAGTAGAGACCACCCTCTCCACATGCGTGTACCGGGAGGCCCAGCATCTGATGGGCGCGATTACGGTCGCTCCGGGGTGCGCGACCACCTATCGGACGGCGGCCTTCCGTCACCTGGACTTCGGGGGTGGCACGCTCACCGAAGATATGGACTGGACCGTCCAGTTCCAGCGCAAGGGCGAGCAGGTGGTGCAGGCCCACAACGCCCTCGTCTATACCCAGGACCCCCTCACGCTCGGGGGCTTCCGTGGTCAGGTCATGCGGTGGTACCGAGGTCTCTGGCAAGTGGTGAGGCTGCATCGGTTGTGCCGGCAGGCCACCAAGATTGATGCCGAGTTCGCCCTGGTGCTGGGCGAGGCCCTCATCTTTGGCGCAATCCTTGCATTACTGCCGCTGTGGTTGGTGCTGTTTCCAGGCAAGACCCTGATGGCTCTGGCGATGGACCAGGCCATCTTCTTCGGGTTCACGATACTAACGGCAGTGAGGGAAAAGCGGTGGGATGTTATCTACAGTTTCCCCCTCTATCTCATTCCCCGCATCTTCGGGTACGCGCTGTTCATCAGCGCATTCATCTTGGAACGTCGGAAATCGGAAACGCGCTGGTATTCTCCAGCCCGCTACTAGGAGGCAGAATGAAAGGGACGATTCTCGCGGTGGCAGTGGCAGCAGTGATGGCGGTGACGGGCTCAGCGTCCGCCCAGGAAATCTACTACCCGGGGTCCGTGTGGACCAGCAACGGCAACCTCACCCCCGCTGAGAAGGGGAACCTCTTCACCCAGACCCACGTCGAGCAGGGCGTGGCCTTCCGTGGAGCCGAGGTCTTCGGGCAGACCACCCTCGGGATGGATTCCAAGGGTTACGACTGGAACCGCAAGATGCTCGGGGGCGTGGGTGCCCGCTTCACCCAGACCATCGGTCCTGGCATGGTTCGTGCAAGCGTGAGCTACGTGTCAGAGAAGCGATTCGTTACAGATGCCGTCCACTCGGGTATCGTGGTGGCCGTCGAGGCATGGTTCGGATGGAACCAATCCCCCCGTCCTCAGGGAGGGAAGTAGTCATGTACATGCTCATTCCGCCCTTCGGCGTGGGGCAAGTCATTCACCTGGTCGGGGCCGTGATGTCCCGTCTCGCGGGTCTCTTCCGATGAGGCGGTTCTTCCAACGGGTGATGGGCATTCGTGCCCGCCGCCTGCAAGAGGCGAGGGACCGGCGGACCATGCAAGCCATCCTCAGGAATTTCTCCACTGTGACAGCGAGGAATCAGTGGTAGTCCCGGTCGACCCCGCCCTCGGCCACCGGATGGACCCTCGGCAAAAGCGGTGTCTCGACTGTGGGGCGGCAAAGTGGGACATCATCAACGGGCAGCTACCCTGTCCCAACTCGTCCCCGCAGGAGGAAACTCCCTGCGCATCCAGTCCCGATGGGTCGCACTGCGAATGCTGGTACGATTCCTCCGACCCGTGTTGCTATTGTGGAGAGAAATAGCCTATGACCACCGCCCAGCGTACTAAGGTTGTTGAACAACCCTCCGAGCCCACCTACCCGAACCTGAAATTGCGTCTGCTCATTGGCAGCATCATCTTCGTGTTGGGCTCGCTGGCCATCGGCATCCTCGCTTCCGACCTGGGCACCGCCATCATTCTGGGGCTGCTCAACGGAGCGTTCTTCTCGCACTTTGTGTTTCGGAGGTAGACATGACCTGCATCCGTGAGTGTGAGAAGATGGAAATCTTCGGAGGGACGGCTTACTTCTCATGATTCGCCTCGTCCTCCTCCACCGCACGGGGCCGCGCCGAGGCATGTACGAAATCTGCGGCTACGACCAGTATCCTCCCGACACCACGTTCGTTTCGCCCCTCAAGTTCAACCGGGGTTCCCTCGCCACCGAGGTCTCGGCGTCCATTGTTTCCAAAACCCAACGGATGGTCCTCTACATGGAGGACCCGCCCGCCGATTCCGCGCCGGCTGTGGGCGTCCTGGATTGCGCGTCGAAACTCCCTGCCAGCTGGGAACCGTTCGTGAGACCTGAACCATGACTCCAGACCACGTCATCGCCGTCCCCTCTATCATTTGCAAACACTGCCTCCGTCTCTGTGACGTTCGCCTTCCCCATCTCATCCTCCGGGAGGCCAAGGAAGTGTGCGTGACCGCCATCTGTCCCAGCCCCACCTGCCGCTACTCTTACCTCATCCACCTTCCCCTCGTCCCCGCCGTCCGTACGGACCTCCCATGACGGCCACCGAATTCATGCTCCTCTCGCTGACCCTGCTGACTGTCGGCTTCCTCCTGCTCCTGGCTCACCTGCTGTAGAAATCACCGTCACGCTTACGCACCACTAAGCGCGTGCCCCCGCCGTGCCCCCTTAGGCGCACTTCTGCGCCGGCAGTGGCGGAAAGGAATTGGGCCTCCCGCAGTTTGTGCGCGCGGACACTCCCCTCGAATGATTAGCCCTGCTAACCATTTACTTTGAGTCCCAACTATCGGTGTGCGCGAGGCCCGATGATGTGAGAGAAATCCTGGCGGATTGGAAATTGCGTTTTGAAACTTGGCCGACGTGAGCAGTGAAGCACACCATTTTGCCTACATCGCAGTCAATTACCCCGTACCTCTCGGTTACCGATAGGAGAGAATAGCGAATTGGCCCGGTTAGCTGTCCCGGGCCTGAAGGGAGGTAGGTTGTTGGTTGGACGGGGAGTTAGCCCTTAGGCTTGCGGATGAGCTTCCAGCTGAGGATAACGACCAGGGTAGCGAGCATAGGTTCATGCGTCATGCGAGCCTTTCGGCCTGGTCCTCAAGGACTTTGGCCAGTGTTTCGAGAGGCAGGGAGGCGTGATACGCGATAGATGCCTTGCACGTGTCGCAGTCCTCCGGGGATTTCTTGCAGCCCCTTGCGTGTTTGTGAAATGACTCCGATGTGCGGCACGCCTTGTCTAGGTCGGTCATTTAGTCCTCAGCCTTTCGATGATGTCGGCCAGCTGGCCGGCGGTATCAGTGAGCATCGTTACCAGGGTGCGCGCGACATGCGGTTGAGTCTCTGCCCACTTGGCCGTCTTGAGAATCTCAGCCTGATAACCGGTCAAGGCTTCGCGCACGAGTTGCACGTCGGAAGGTTGGAGCGTTACGGCCATCGGTCAATCCTGCCTTTCGTAACCGTCAAACCACGGGCCATATCGACGGGTTCGAGCAATCGCGCTAGATTTCCATGCTGTCGAGCTAGAGGTATTCAAGTCTTGGCAATGGGCTTGCGCTTGTTCGAGCGTTAGGCCACTAGGCAGTCCGCGCGTACTAGAGTATTTGCCATTCGGCAGTCCATTACGATAGAACCGTCGAATGCGGTAACGCTCGATTGTGGTCCACGAACGAGTAGACATCACTTTGCCTTGCCTTTCTTCGCGGGTTTGGCCACCAATCCGCACGCGACAAGAAAACGGTCCTGGTCGAAACGGGGATTATGCTCAGCTGCGATTTTGATGAAAGCTTCAGCGGTCCAGACTGCGCGCGTGTAGGCGTAATCGCTATTGTTCCAGCTGATAGCATTGCGGGATTCGTCACCATACGGCGGGAATTCTGCAATCCAGTGTCCGTCAAGAATGGCTTTGACGATGGACGCCATATGCTCAAAGTGTCGTTTTTGCATGTGTGCTACTCCCTTGTGAGTGAGTGAACCGAAACCATGCCAAGAAAATCGCCCGTTTCGGCGTTTTCAATATGGCATTGTCCCATGGTGTTAGCTTTCGGTGCTCCGGGAAGGTTGATAACCCGCACACGTTCGCCAGCTGTGGCCGAATGATGGCGCGACCAAACGATGTCCATCATCACGGGTTGAAATGTGTAGACGGAACCCGCGCGTACTCGTTTCATCGGCCATACCTCCAGACACCAAGGGACGCCAGTAGGATAGCGAGCAGGGAGTCAATCATCGGTTACCCCGTTTCTTTGCTCTGTGAATGTCCGCACGTTTTGACGCTGCCGGATGTTCGCGTTTCCAGACATGCCAGACGATAGCCTGAAAGATTGCCGGCGGTAGGCCAACCTTGCGCGCGACCTTGGCGTAGCATTCGGCATAGACGGCGTAGTGTGTCCAGCGTATCTGTAGGTCACACTCCGGCAAGGTCGTATCGTTCCATGCCGCTTCGATAGCATGTCGGTCGATTGTGATAGCTCCGGAGTAATCGCCCGCGATGTTCCGCGCGAACGAATTGACCTTAGGCCCGTGCGGGAAGTAAGGAAAAATATCACCCGCACGGTCGGCGAGGATACGCTTTGCCTTGTCGATGTTTGCGCGCAGTGGGCCGATGATAGAGAGAGTCGGGTTGCCCTGGAGAACTTCGTCGGCCGCGATTAGGTTTCGGTTCCAGTCACACTGAGGGGAGAGTGCCGCTACCACGTTCGCCACCGTGGCGATAGAGACTCCGTAAAACTCTGACCATTCGCAGACGATGCTATGCGCCTTGTCATACCACGCGCTACCGGTCGAGATATCGTCGGGAGTCGCGCGTTTGTAGGCGCGAAGTAGGTTAGACTCCAGCTTGCGACGATTGGCGCGAAGCACTCCGATAATCATCGGTCGAGGTCCTCAAGGCGATAGTAAACCGCGTCGACATAATCGAACGTGCGAGCGTTACGGCGTTCGTCGCGGCGGTAACGGATGTTTTCGAGCAGTAAGCGAACGACAGCGATGAGTGCTTTCATTCGGTCACCAGAATCGAACCAACCCGTTCATAGGTGACCAGAACGGCCGTATCGTTATTGGCAACCCGGATATCACCGGCAAGGTCCGTTACCTTCTGCAGGTCATCCATCGTTCCGACCACTTTGATAACGAGCAAGTGTTCTAGTTCGCCATTCCACAACCCTTGCGAGAGATAGAGGGTTGCACCAGCGAAGTAACGAGCAACCCGCGTATAGTGCAGGCCGTCACCACGGGTTGTGTAGAGCGTAAAGAGGACGGCTCGCGGGTTGACTTCGGCGCGAACCTTGCGCGCGTGGGCTTCCTGTGCGTCAGCCATACGCTGGGTATGGTTGTAGTTGGTAAACGAGCCTTCAATCATTGGTCTAGTCTCCTGTTATCGGTCAGTGTCGGCCATGTCGCCATCGTCCGGGATGCCGTTTTCGTATTCCACGGCCACGATAGCCGTGGAGTCAAACTGTGCGTAGTGGAAAAATTCTCGCCAGCTACCCCACGAAGCGATACGCTTCGAACGCCAGCATGAATCGCACGGTTCATGTAGCGATACGTAAACGTCGAGACGACCGGATTCACGAACGAGGATAAGAATCTCAGATTTAGTCATGGCCTACCCTATTGCTAACGCCATGCCACAACCTAACTTGTTGATTCTACAGGGATAGCGCCAATCTATCGCCAGCTGTAGATGTCTCGTTCTGACACACCGGCGGACACAATCGTATCAATGGTGTCGCGCGTTTCGCATGCCTTCGAGCAATACGGATAGTAGTCGTCTGCGTCATCATGACACACAACCTTGTCAGAGCAGAAGGCACAACGGAAGTGTAGTAACTCTGCTCTGCCGTCGTTGTACTTGTCCTCGCACGTCATATCGTTATTCTCCATCTGCAGGGCAGACTACGTCTGTTACCTTGGCGGACTGTAGGCGTTCATTGATTCGGTTCGTTTCGAGTGCCTGTAAAATGGCGTCACCCTTGGATGTCGCACGGATGACCACTTTAACTTCCATCGTCACGCTGTAGACTTTTTGCTTTGCCATGTCTCAGTACTCCAGTGACCGATAGACGGTCTCTACAAGGTCCGCCGGCAGGATGAGTGCCTTCTGTGGCGGAAAGGTTTTCGGGTTACTCCCGAGATGGTAGGTAAGGTTTTGGCCGATAGTTTCGGTTGCAAGTGCCAATCGTGCATCCGGGGAGAGTAGGTCACAGTGGGCACGAAAGGCGCGTAATTCGCCTGTCATGCTGAAGTTATTCCGGTCGGGAAAGTGTGCGAACCCATCATGAACGGCGCGGAATACGTTGTTCCACGATTGGCCATTCGGCGCAATGCTCGCCATCGGATGACCAGCTAGTGGATTGCCGCCAGTGTAGACAAACAAGGTCCGGAATTCGCTGATGCTTCGGAACATTTCCGCAGAGTTTTTGTAGGGGTCAACTGGGGTAAACTCCACACTGACGAACGCGCGTAGCGTTTCGAATTGTGCCCACAGTTCCGCCTGTAGGCGGCCGTAGTGTGCGCGCATGACCGGACATGAGAGTATCGCTGGTGTGCGTTCGTAATAGTCGGCAACCGATTGGAGGGTGGCACGGAATTCGGGAGAGTAACTAGGGTTTGGCATATTTGCTGGTGTTCAGTGTCCGATGGTTGTCACTGCGGGAATTGTGCCAGAGCGTTATCACGGTTCCATTGGCCGAAACGACCAGTACTAAATCTTCTGTCTCAGTATGAGGCACTCGAACAACAGATTTGATAAGCACGCCGTGGTCTAGAGTAAGTTCTATCAACTGAAACGACCACGTCAAAAACACCGGTAAGGATTGGATATTTTTGCGATTGGCCTGTTCTATCGCGTGAAGGGAATATTTCAATTTAGTGTGCCCTTTGGGGCGAGGACTTTCCTTTGGAAATCCTAAGGTGTAATGGTATGTTTTCATCGCGGCAAACAAGAGAGCAGAGCCCATGCCATAGGCAATCGTGTGCCGTCACGCGCAGGTACGTGCAGGGGTGTGTCTCGAAATGGAACAGTCGTGTCCACCAAAACGGTACATTGCACAGGACTGCACAAAACATCACAAAACATCACAAAACATCACAGGACTGCACAGGACTGCACAGTTTAGCGTATTTTGGCACATTGCACACTTTGGCACTGGCACGGCGGTTGCATCTAGCCGGCTGGACCCCGGGGGACAAGGTCGTGGGGGACAAGGTTGAGTGGCACACTGATTGCATGAGGGACAAGGTCATGAAGAGTAGCGACCGATACAAGCTGTTGCCGGTGGGGACAAGGGTCTATATCAGAAACGGTAATGGCGAAGTGCCCGCCGTGATTGCCGGGACCTCGACGTTCATCCCCCGGTGGTCAAAGGACGTGCCGGAAGTGTTTTATATTGTGGACATTCGAGGCGAGTATCTGGAATCGAGGACAGCGTATGTGACGATGTTGGTGGTCCATCCGGATAATGTGGTGGAGGACAGGTCATGAGAAAGAATTTTTTGCTCGCGTGTGTGATTGCAGGGATTTCGATGGCGTGCGGAAATAGTCCAACTGCGCCTTCACAGACATACGCGCCTCCGCCGCCCACCACTGGCGTTCTCCATGTTGGGCTCGATGTTTCGACGTGCTATGCCGTGCTTGGAGCGGTGGTCTCTGTAGACGGAACAATTGTTGGAAAAGTCTATCCAGGAGACGCGGGGGTTTCTCAGACGGTCAGTATTGGCCAGCACAGTGTTTCTGCAGTTGGTGTAGGCCCTTATCCTATTATAGAAACTTGGAGACCCCAAACGGTTACAGTTCCTGCCGCTGGATATAACTACCTACTGTTTTGTACGGGTAGTCACGGATATTCCATTGGTAAGGCCCAGTGACTCGCCGGCAGTCCATCCGCTGGGGCACGCTGTTTGCAATGGGCATGGCGCTGGGCAAACTGGACGCACTGAAAGCTCAGGGCGGCCAGCTGACCTGTGACCTCAATCAGTGGCGGGCAATCGTGTTCAAGTATCGGGGCAAGACGGTCGTGGTGCCGATGTCCCAGGTGTTTGAGGCTTTGGCAGGAGGAGGACAGTGAGTACAGAAGAAAAGGTCAATTTTGTTCCTCGGAAAATGTGGTTGAAGTTTGTGCCCATCGACCAGCTGAAAGAGGCACCCGACCAACCGAGCAGCCGGCAAGACCCCCGGCGTCGTAGCAAGGTCATGAAGAAGCTGGAAGAAGACCGCATCCAGGCTCCGATTCCGGTGAATGAATCGTATGTCATTCTCGACGGACATGGGCGGTGGGATGCGATGAAGCGGTTGGGGGCCACGCATGTCTGGGTGGCGGTTGTGGAGGACCGAAAGGACGTGAGTTCAAGGGTGGCGGCCATCAAGGACTTTGCAGCCCTGAACACCAGTTCAACGGTGTCTCCGCATGACCATTGGTGTCAGTACGCAGAAACCCCGACATCCTTGCGGCCCCGGATTCTGGACTCTATCGCACACGTCAAGACCCGCAACGATATCGTTAAGTTGTACTCCATCATGCCGCAGACGGAGGCGGATGAACTGGGGAAGACCTCGAACAAGAGTCCGGACATTGTGAATTATGTCAGGCGGGCCAAGAGTGTGCTGGAACGGGAGGAGTTGAATACGCTGTCGGAGCTACAGATTTTTCGGTGGATACTGAAGTACCCGAAGACCACGAAACTCATCCTAAACTTGGAAGGCAAGGCCACCAAGGGAGAGATTGTCGACCTGTTCAACCGTATTCACGACGATATTTCGCCAAGTGCTCGATACAGCGTATCTCGACAGAAGAAGTCAAAGAATGAGTAGGAGTTTCTTTCGGAAGGCCGTGGCCCTGCGGGACAAACCGGCCAAGGTTCGGGGCCATCGCCGGGTCTCGCTGAAGGGGAATCTCGTCTGGACCCGCACGAAGGTAGGGACAAGGTATGTGCATCGCTACATGACCGAGGCCCAGGCCCGAATGAAGCAGGGTGCACAGAAAATGGGACGCTCGCCCCGTGCGCACCGGTGGACAAGTGAGGAGGCCCGGAAGGCGGCCCTGAAATCCTGGAAGAAAAAGGGACGGAAGGGACCGTACACCGGCAGACGGCTTGGCAGGAAGCTTGCAAGAGCGAAGGCCGTGGATAGGGAGCCGTTTCGAATCCTCCATAGCGATAGGTGGTTTTTGGATTATATGTACGCGACCGCTCAGAAGCAATGGTACAAGTTACGAAAAGACCCCTATGCGTGGGTACAGCAGGTGAGCGAACGAACCGCCCTCCGCAACCTGGGCTACCTCCCGAAACCGAGTGGCCACGTGCCGGAGGAAGTCCACAAGGTGACGAGGAGAGGACAATGATAGTGTTTGAATCCGAGGACGAGGTCAGAATCTGGACTTCAGTCTATACGGCTGTGCTGACAAATTCTCTGCTATTGCCATCAAGTACCTATTCAGGGTTTGCTGACCTCGCGGTGAGGGACTTTCGGGCTCGCCTGGCGGTCGATGAGCCGGTGAAGGCCAATGAGGTCATCCCCGAGGCGCTAAAGAAGACGGTGAAGGAGTCGTAGATGACGCCCGAGGAGAGACGGAAGATTCTGCTCGCCCCCATCAGCCTCCCGGTGACTCACGGTTCCTGTGGCAAGAGTTATGCAGGGGTTACGAGGGAGAAGGTCGTGTTCGATGGCGACCGAGGATTCATCCAGCGGACGGGGGCGTTTCCCAAGCGCCTGCAGGAATACGAGGGACTGAAGTCAAACGAGGAGATTGAATAGATGGCCAAGAAGTCGAATCATCAGCGGCATGTGGCGCAGTTGCGGCGGGAGAAGAATCTCCTCCGCCGGCAGACTGGGGAGGTCCTCCGCCGGCTGCGGCAGGCCGAGACCTTGCTATCCTTCGTTCTCGCCCAGACGGGAGGCACGGTCAACGTGTCCAAGGGTGTTGGGCAGACCGTGATGCAGAACCTGCACCGGCTGGGTTACTCGGCCAAGCCGCCGGCCCCGGGGCGCGAGGACCTGGACTACGTGGTCATCACGCAGAGCGAGGTCGAGGTCGAGCCCGCCGAGCCTCAGCAGGAGGCCAGCCTGAGCATCCGGAAGATTGAGGAAGAGGAGTCTCCGGCGGTCGAGGAAGGGCAGTCTCCTGACCAGGCTGTGGTAGACTAGAAGGAGCAACTTTTCAAGGCGGCTATCGGTCATACGGTCGGTTGCACATTCTGTGGCTCTGACCTTCAACCCGTAAATGCCGCCAGCGTTTCTTGCGAGGTAGCTCAGCAGGTAGAGCGCGCCGCTGTTAACGGCGTGGTCGCTGGTTCGAGTCCAGCCCTCGCAGCCAAGACCGGAGAGGAGGAGGGATGATGACCCTCTGCAACCTCTTCGTAGACCCGGGGGATACGGTGGGGGAGGGTCGGGTGGCTAACCTCCTGCAACGATGCCTAACAGGCTCGCAGGCCCAGCGAACCTACCGTACCTCGGGTCGCATGTAATCTGTCCGAAGCGTGTAGACATTCTTCGGACAAACCCTTTGGCGAGGGTGTAGGGACGACGGTCCTGAGGTCGAGGATGGGCGGGACGAACCCAGAGCCCCTCAAGTCTCGGAGAACTCGCCAAACCGGAACGCCGAAATAGCTCAGCGGCAGAGCGGCTTATGC